GCCGAGCACCACCATCAGCACGCACAAAAGCATCGTCGCCCACGGTCACACACTCACGCGCAGCCATGCTCTTCACCTCGGCCGCACCATCTGCATTGATGGCAGCACCGCTTGTTAGACGCTCGTAAGACCCAGCTGTCAAGCCTTTCTCAAACGTTATCTCCTCCTGTGCGGTATCTCTATGCGTTCTTGACAGTGCGTTTCTGTCAAGATAATCGGGTGTGACGATTGTGTCGTTAGATGTTACTGGCGTTACATCATCGGCTACACCTATAATGTCGCGCTTCTGCTCATCAAACGACAGTTTTCCACCTTGCATGATGGTGAGCGTGTCGGCAAAAAGTTGGCGGAATTTGGTGCCTGCATTCATCGTGATGTTCTTTAGGAAGGTCACGATACCGTAAAACGATGAATAATTATACCATTCGCTTTCGTTAGGCATGGCACTGATTGCTTCGTCAGTGGATAAGTAGCCATGTACTATTCTACCGCCTTTTTTCCAATCGCGCTGCACCGTACCGTTATCGCCCGACGAGGTGATGATGCCCTGCAGGAAGATGTAGTAGTATTTCTCGTCGCCTACCTGCTCTTCTTTTTCATTCTTGCCGTAGATGTCTATCTGTTCTGACGGAAACACGATCCATGCCGAAGCCGTGAGCGTCATGTCGCGAGGAATGGCTGCATAGACGTATTTTTCGGTGTTGGAATTGAATACCGTTGGAGCCGCTTGCAAAGGCCAGCGTCGGTAGTTGTGTCCGGCATCGAAGTCGATAATATTCTTGACGTACACAAGTATCTGGGCACCGCTTATGCACGATGCCTGGATATAGTTTGGATTGCCCAGCACGTTTAGTTCTATATATAAAGCTGTCGGAGAAATCCAATAGTCTTTGGTTGTGGCTTGTGTCATATATTATGTTGATTTTCTATGGCGAATTTAGCTAAAAGCGTTAGCATAATACGGACATACCTAAACGCAAACGACCCCAAGAGCATGGTGACTCTTGAGGTCGTAAGGCTTTATAACTTTGTGCTGCCGCAGAAACTGAGTCGTGCTGTGAATGATACGCTATATATATCGTTCTTGGTGTCGTCGGCATATTTAATGGTGTCTTCCGACTCGATGATGCAGGGTAGAAACTTGCCGTAAATCTTCAGCCATACGTGTTCGGACATGAGCAATTCGTGAAGATACCAAGCGAGCCATGTTTCATCCAACGGGTCGGTCATATAGTTCCAACCCTCCTTGTTGCCCTGCTTGCGTACTGCCGACCGAGAGAAAGCGTGTAAGGTTTCCTTGCGCGCCACGGTGTAGTTGGTGGCTTCGATGGGCATTTCCTGCGCATAACTCTTGGGTATGCTGATGCTTTCAAGCACACCGAACGAGTTGATGAAGCGAAACTCGGTGCGATGTGCTACCTCAGAAGCAGGTAGGGCAAAGAGCTGTTGCCCGCCTATGGTCTGTGCGCCTTCTACGGTTATATCGTAGGCTTTGGCTTCGGGTGCTTTCCAAGTGTCGGTTAGTAGACTGACAGCCGGACTGTACGCATCGGCATAGACAAGCTGTTCGCCTACGCACACCAACTGAGGTGTGGTGTTAGGCTTACGCGTGAGTCTGCCCACCTTCATGTCCTGCTCGCCCATCAATCGGTCATAGTCGGAAAAGCCACCAAAGATGGTTTGCTTCACGTCCTTTCCGGCGAGATAAGACACAGGCTCAGATTTCTTCACTTCACCGTTAGTCATATACTCGTCGTATGCCGACACATTAAATCCTACAACAGGCATAACTCCTGGCTCAGGTGAATACTCGTAGGAGTCGCGAAAGGAGCGCAGGGCAGAAGAAATGTCTACTTGTACTTCTTTGCCATCTTCTGTCAAGACTGGCTCGGTCAAAGATATGGTCTCGTAGTTGCCACCACTCATGCCACACTTCACATCAAACACCATTCGGTGAAAGGAAGGCGAGCCACTAAGCGTGAGAGGCTTAACGGAGAACGTGATAGGGTTGCCGTTGAATATAGAACCATCAACTAATTTCAGATTTGCTGCCATTGCTTAAAATTTTAATCAATAATTATTAGTCATTAAAACGTTGTGATTGCTATATAGCAAACACCTCAAGTTCCACTTCGCCCAATCCGTCCTTTGCCGATACCTCGGCGTTTACCTTGTCAATCAGACATTTCTTTCCGTCGATATTCCACCACTCTTTCCAGTGGTTCTGAATGTCGGCTACCTGAGCTACGGAGGCAAGACACTTGATATAGTAACGCTTGCGATTGAGGATAAAATGGATATAGTCAATTAGGAACACGTCTACGTAGCCTCGGTTCTTCACTTCGGGAGTGTTTACCACAAGTGGAGCATCTGCCCATTCGGGCTGCACCCAAGCACGCGGCTTGAGAGAGAAACGTTCGTCGTTATCAGCACTATTATAGGAATAGAAATTGCCGTAGTTGTCGATGCTGTCCGTTGTAAGCGCATAGTCGCCAGCCTTTGTGCGCCACTTTGAGTTGCCAAAGCCATCATAGTTATAGTCGTAGGGTTCGTGAGTAGAATCCACGCCTCCACCTCGCATTACAGCAATAGACAATCCCCAATCGTATGATTGAAGGGGCGAGTTGCCATCATCGGTGGAAGACGGATCATAGCTCTCACGCAAGCAAAGTTCCTCAGTGGCATAAAAGTCAGCCACCATAGACGACATGGCGTTCTTGACATACTGCTTCACGAACTCATGCTCCATGTCTTCGTCAACGAGAGCTGCCATCTGGGTTTTGGCGTAAGAGCCGTTCACTTCACCAAACTCATAGCCTTCATATTGCTTGCCCACTTCGTTGGGCTGTTTAGGATTGTCAGTAGCGCAAGTGCTACCCGTGCTTGACGATAGGGCCATACGGTAGTTTGCATCCACCATACCCACAGGTACAAAGCTCGATTTAAACTCCCGAATGAAGTCTTCGTTAAGGGTAGAGCAATCGCCTATCTCTACACCTTTCATAGCAGCCACCTCAAACAAGCGAGCCTCCATATTGCTTGCATCAGTAAACTCCTTGTCAATCTTTACACGATACTTGTTACCCGTCTGAAGGTCCACAAACACGTTCATCTGTCCGTCGTTAACCTTGTGTATAATGTCTTTATAAACCATATTTGTTACGGTGCGATCCTTGGGGTATTCAATGTAGTCGTAGTCGGTGTTATAGTCCTTTACAGCGTTCTTCACATTGCTTTTCTGCTCTTTTGCATCGCTCTCGGCTGCATATCCAGCACGCACACCAGTAATCTTCTCCGTGATGGGGAGCATACTGAGCACCTGGGCGTGAAAATCGCGAGGCGTAGGGTTCTGCTTACGGAATACGTCGCGGATGAGATAAGCCGTTACTTTCTTCTGCTCGTAATCGTAATGGAACTTAATGCCGAACTGTTGCTCCAAAGAATCGATAACGTCCGACACCGACTCGTCGGGAAAGTTCTTCTCGTTTGCATACATACGGAATATGCTTGCACTCATCTGAGCCTTCTTAATAGTGCTCTTGCAGGTGATGCTCGCCACGTTGTCCTTGCCCACAGTTATGGTCTCCCAATCGTCAAGAACTTTAACAACATCGGTAGTTTTGTATAATCCGTTGGTGAAAGGACCATTTAACAACTTCTCAACAACCTCATACGATACCTTACGATATTTCACCTCTTGCACGTCCTTGTTTTTGGGGTTTTCGAGCTTTAGAGTGCCGCCACAACCGCGAGAGTCGAGCCATTTGTTCACGTCTTCAAAAAGGTCCTTTGCATCCTTTTCGCTATTAGCTTGCTTCTGGAAAAAGCCAACCTTCACGTCGCCCTTCTTTTTCAGTCCGGCAAGAACCTCCTTGTCATTTTCCTCGTAGGTTTCCTTGGCATAAAGCGGTTTTATGTCGTAAGCACACTTTGTAGTGAAGAAACACAGACGCTTCATGTCGCCAATATCCTCCAATGCCGACTTGTCGAACTGCACGCCGAGATATTCAAACAAACAATCGAGAAAGAAGATCATGTAGAAGCAAATACCCGATTGTGGGCGGTCGGCATCCAACACCCATATAGGTCCGCGGTCTTCATACATTTCCTGCTCGTGATTTTTGTTGTTCGGGTCTTCGCCCTTGCGTTTTGTGGAATACTGCACAAGACTGTCGGACGTAGTGCCATCATCGTTCAAGTCATGGTGGGCATAGCACACACGGGCGTTACAGAAGAGTTTATGAGGGTAAGCGTCACTCACGTTGATGTAAGAAGTCAGCACGTCTGGTATCTTAACGCTGTTACCGTTGGGGTAAGTGTAGGTCTTCAACAATACAGCTTCGTGCAAATTGCCGGTTTCTTTGCATTGAGCAGGATAAGAGAAACCGAGGGCTTGAGGGGAGAAGGTAGTCTCCGTAGTATAGTCGTCGCCCACCGAGCCATACTTCTTATTGCTTTTCTTACCCTGGTATTTAATTTCTACCTCGGTCTTATAGTTAACGCTCACGCTCACTTCGTCTATCTTCTCGCCTATAAGAAGCTGGTCTTGGTATTTAGACGGTATAGGCACCTCGTTGCACTTGAGGTCGCTAATGAGGTCGGAGAACGATTGTGTGTTTGCATCGACGTTGAGCGAGAGGGAGCCTTCCAGTCGTTCGTTTTCTTGAATGATAGCTGTGCCCGACGCAAAGGGTACTCCGTCTGCGATAATTTGCATCGGCGTGTGCTCGTAGTTCATGGGGCGGATGTCGCTGCTGACATCATCCACGTTCTTTAGGAAATGTCGGTTGCCTTCGATGGGCAGCTCTACGGGATAGGAGAACATCTCGGTGTCGTTGAACAATGGGTTGCTCAACTCGATACTGATGGATGCGTCTTCTTTTAGGGTGAGCGGCTTGCCATCGGCAAGAATGGTGAGTTTGCTGTTCATGTTGGTTGTTATTTAATGGGCCTTACTGGGTTCGCTGGAGTTTTTAAGCCGTACTAAGCCGTACTAAGCCTTACTAAACCGTACTAAACCGTACTAAGCCGTACTAAGCCTTACTAAACCGTACTAATCCGTACTAATCCGTACTAAACCTTACTAAGCCGTACTAAGCCTTACTAAGCCTTACTGGGCTTTCTTATTATACTATTATTTTTGCGTTGCTGTAGAGCGTGATATTGCGGTCGGTTTTGCTGAATACCTTGGTGTCGCCGTAGGCTTCAATTTTCAGATAACTGCTGACACGTATTTCGCCACCGTAGGCTTCGCAAGTCACGCTGCCATTTAGCCCTGCGTTAGTGGAGGTCCATAGGTGTGAGTGGCCGAGAGCGATAGCCTCTCCTTTGCTGACGTGACCATAGGAGTAATCGTAGAGATTTATGATAGCTCTATCGTTCTTCTCGCTATACACCTGGGCGTGGTCCCATGCTCGAACCCATGCCTTGCCAATGACGTAACACTTGGCGTAGTCGTTTATCTCAACGATGTGGTCATAGTCGGTAACAATAACAAGGACGTACTCGGGGGCAGGCTGCGGACATTCATTGACGTAGATGCCAGCTGCGTTCATTTCTTCCTTTAGTGAGGGGTAGAGAGCAGGAAGCAGTTCATTGATAATGTCGGCGTATTTGCTCTCAACGAGGTCTTCCCAATTCGCACGCCACACAGCCATTAGCTGACTGATATTTTCGGTGGCGAGCATGGCACAATAGCCTTCGGCACAAGCGTGGCGGTCGTGGCAGGCGGTGGTGCAGATTTGTTTGAGTTGATCGAATGAGGTCATGGGTCTTGTATTTAAGCCTTACTAAGCCTTTTTAGGCTTTTCTAAGCCTTTGGTGAAACTTCACTTTTGGTTTTCTCTAAGATAGCCTCGTAGCCTTTCAGTTCGTCCTCGGTCACGATGTCGGCGTAGTCTTTGCGGAGTTGGGCGATGCGGTCGGTAAGGCCCTTTACGCGGGCTTTGGTCGATGACTTGTCCTTACGCATGATATATTTGATGAGAGCGTCGGCTTCGGCTTTGTGCTTGGCTGCTGCGTCGCGGGCGGCTTTCACTTCGGGGCGGTCGTTGGCTATCTTGTCGGCTACCGACTGAGCGAAGAGAGGGTCACGGGCGAGCGCCTTGTCATAAAAAGGACGGAACTGGGCGCGTAGGTTCTGCGGTGGAACGTTGCACGCCTTTTCTATTCGGGCGATGTATTCGGGGTCGCCAGTGCGCGGGGATAGGCGAAGGTATGCCTCGCCAATTTCGCGGTCAACGTTGATGTAGATACGAGGGAGGATGTCGCTCTCTATCTTCACGGCACGGGTGGCGAGGATGGCAATCTCTTCTTCGGTGTAGATAGGTCTGCCAGCCTTCTCGTTGGCTTCGGTCATGGTTTTGGCTTGCTCTGCCTTTGCTGCCATCTCATTGCGCAGGGAGCGCACGGTGTTGACCTGCTCTTGCAGACGTTCGGTTAGGAACGGTCGGAGCTGCATGAGGTTGGGCATGGTGGACGCAATGGTCTCGCCGTTGGGGTTGGCTACGATGCCGCCGTAGGTGAGAGGCTGCAAGGTGAGGTCGGGCTGCAGGTCGGGGAAGAGCGAGCGACGCGCTTCCTCAAGAGCCTTCTCCTTCTGCTGCTCGGCATAGAGCGCCTGCTCCTCACGGGTGGGGCGACCGACATGACGCTTTATCTCCGTGCGTGAGGTCTGCATAGTTTGCAGATAGGTGAGGAGCTGACGCACACGACGATGATAGTCGCGGAAACGTCGACTCTCCTTTACGAACGACATTGCCTGTGGGTTCTGCTCAAGAAGAGTAAGACCGCGCTCGAAGGCTTCACGCTGGTCGGAGGTAAGCATACGGGCGGAGATGGCAGGGGTTAGGATGCGGATTATTTCTTCCATAATTTTTTTATTTTTAAGCCTTACTGGGCCTTACTGGGCCTTTCTAAGCCTTGGGGATTAAGTCTTTGGGGAAACTAATACAGCAGTGGCGATACGAATATCTTGCTGTCTGGCTGGTTGTTCTCGTAGCCTTTGCTTGTTGAGTCGGTGGTGTTGGTTGAGGGCTTGTCAGGGGTGGCGTTGGCAGCATCCACTGCCTGGCGCATTTCCATGAGGCGGAGCACCGAGGTGCGTAGAGCAATGGCCTCGTTGTGGGCAGCAGCTCGACGTGCCTTGTCAATAGTGAGAATTGTTGTTCGCTCTTCGAGGTGAGCCACCATCAGGCGACGTACCTTGCGAAGGAGTGGTTTGTCGGCAGGGTCGTCGGTGTGAAGCAGACGCTGCACCGTGTCTTCGCCAATAGCCTCACTGATGTATTCGTCCTGGATGAAGTGAAGGTCTGGCAGAAGACGGATGAACTTCTCACGACTCTCGTAGATGTCGAAGTAGTGCTGAAGGTCGGCACATGTGGCAATAAGGAGGTCGTGGTGAAGGTAGTAGTAGGTGCTCTCTTTCCATAGATTTGTGATTTCCTCAATCTCAGTCACACTTTCGTCCGTTTTCGGTACACTATTGTCGGTATTCGGTACGCTTTCGGCTGTTTTCTGTACGTCAGAAGCCTGTTTTTTAACACAATCCTTTGCCCAACCTTCGAGCATTACGAGCATCTGATTGAGCGACACCATCGCCTCGCGCTTATATCCCTGCACGCCCTTGTCGAGAAGGTCTTTGGATGCCGTAGCGTAGTCGTCGCTTGAAGCCATGTTGATGCCGGTGCCATTGATAGAGAGAGCCTGTGTGTAGGCGAAGCGCGACATGGCATCGTATGTTACCATGCGCTGTGCCATAAGCAGGAGTAGCATCCAGGGCTGCTGAGTGTGTTCGCCGTTGCTGACTGACATATAGAAATCATCGGGCGAAACAGATTGATAATACTCGCACAATCGGTTGTAGAGCGAGTCGCCCAACTTGTCGCGCAGAAAATCTTTCTCGCTGTTGTCGAGTATGCCTTGAAGAGAACTTATCTCGTCGATGGCGTTGCTGGGAATGTGGAGCCGAAGCTCCTTTGTGGTTGATAGTATCATGCGAATTTTGAGTTTTGAATTTTGAATTATCGGCAAAACGATTAGGAAATATCCATTTTTGAGTTGTCAGAACAGCGTGAGCTGCGCTTGCTCCAACTTAATGCGCTTACAAGCCTTGTCGTAATACTCCTTGTTGAGCTCAAAGCCAATGAAGTTGCGCTTCTCACGCAAAGCTGCCACAGCCGTAGTTCCGCTGCCCATACAGTTATCTAATATGGTGTCGCCCTCGTTGGAGTAGGTGCGAATGAGATACTGAATAAGCGCTACGGGTTTTTGAGTGGGGTGCATATCAAGATTTTTTTCTTTGTCGAAGAACAATACAGATATAGGATATTTCTCTGTTGTTACTTCTTTTGAGTAGGTCTCAATATTATAATTGCCATAACAGACATTACCCTTTGCCTTTCCGTGTTTATGCCCTCGTGAGTGAGAGGGGATGCCTTGTCTCATCTGCGGATTGTATGTAGGTAGTGCACGATAGAACACAGCAATATCCTCATGGCTCCGCAAAGGCATCCGCTTCGCATTGAGAAATCCTGTTGGTCGGTCTTTTTGCCAAATTAAATTATATCGCCATGTGTCAGGTTCTGCCATCATTAGCTGTGCCGTAAACATTCCTTGACCAAAGAGAATAATAGGAGCGTTAGTTTTTGCTATTCGCCAGTATTCCTTGAATAGAGGCTCCATCGGGATAATGTTATCCCATCGTGCCTTTTCATTGCCTTTGTTAAGAACCTCATACGGCAAATCGCACACAATGCAATCCACGCTCCCGTTCGGAATCCTTTTCATTCCTTCGAGGCAGTCTTCATTATATATCTTATTCAGTTCTATCATTCTCTATATCATTTATTCGTTACTATTCCTGCATCGTAACCCCCGTCTTCGAGTTATCCAGCGTGGTGAGCACTTCGCGGTCAATCTGCCACACTAAGTGAGAGTCCCATTCGTTGAAACGTGAGATCACCTCCAACGGTCGGAGCATGAGCTGCTGCAATGGCGCAAATTGAATTTGCTTTACGAGGAAACGCTCGCGAAGGTCGGTGCCGCCCGATGATGTAGCGTCGCCTGGGGTATTGCCTATGAGCTTCGAGTCCAAACCCATGGCAAAGAAGATGATGGATGATATTTCCTGGAGCTCGGTCTTCTCGGCTTGCGCTTGCGAGTTGGCCTTGCTCTCAATCTCCACAATCTCCCACGCCTTATGCTCCTTGCCATCCAATCCGGTGAACACGGCAGATATAAGAGCCTGACCTGCATTGTCAGGATTAGACAGCCAGCGGTTGATGTCGGTGAACACCTCCTGCTGTATCTGGGCCATCGTCTTGCTCTTATTCTCGCCCTGCTGGGTGTAGAGTTGCTTGAGATATTCCTGATGAATGTAAATCACGCGACCGATGATGTTGCTGTTGCGTTTACGAGTGAGTCGGTCGTCAACAATAGTAAAAGCATACTCAAAGATGCTTCCGGCAAAGATGCTGTGCCAAAGGGCATCGGCATAGTAAGGGCCACCGAAGTCGCGTGGCGACATGATAAAGCGTGTGGGGCGGTTCTTGCGGCTCACACGCTGCTGACGTGCCTCACGCACATGTCGGTTGAGGTCTGAAACGGCTGTGTCGGCTGCGAGATAAGGTATGGCGGCAATGCGACGGTCGGTTTCGGTGAGCGTCTGGGTGGAGTCGAGCCACTGGTTAGACATATAGGCATAGTTGATGCGATACTGACTATCCATGCGCTCCAGTCGGGTGGTGAACACCGAGCGAGGCTTTATGCCGACAATCTTCGGGGTCCACTGCGACGTAGGCACGGGGCGACCGTTCTCGTCCAACTGGCGTTGGTTAAGCTGCAACTCGCAGAAACATTGCGACATGAGCGACATATCGCCTGCCATTTCGAGGTAGGTGCGCATAAGGTCGTTGTTCTCGATAAACTCTTGCAACTCCTCATTGGTGCGCTCCCATTCTTTCAATGCAGCCTTGAGCGACTTCATCTCTTCGCTGTCCCCATTCTCTGAATTGATCGCCGTTTTTGAGATTTGGTTTTCCAATTTTGAGGATTGGCTGTCCGATTGAGAGAGCTGATTATCCGATTGAGAGAGTTGGCCTTCCTTAGCCTTGAGGTCGGCTATCTGTCCGCGAAGCAGGATGCCAGCCGAGGAGTAGGGAATATACTTCTCGGTGATGTTGCCGCCTACATACTGCGTGTAGTGGTATTTGGGAGAGGGACCACGGCCAGCGAGTATCTTCTTCACGAAATCAACTCCCGCTGCTGTGAAGGGCGACATCTTAGAGAGCAGATACACGAGGTTAGGCAGATGGTTGCCCACGCCCCACTCCATAAAACCGAGGTCGGGCGTACCCACACCATGCGGCACGGCTTTGTTCTCGCCGCCCGACGAACCGAACACGGCGGAAATCTCCCGTCTTGCCGCATTGCCTTCCGCTCCGGTCATGGTGGCCGAAGCCGTGAGCTTCTGGTGAACGTAATCGCCCCACGAACACACACTGCTGCCTCCCTGCTTGGGCGCACAAAACGCGCCAGGCAGAACGGCCTCGTAGCCTTGCGACTGAAGCTCCTCACTACGCTGTTGGAGCTCGCTGATGTTGCTAACTGTTGTCATTGTGTTGAATATGTGTTTTGTTGAATGTTGTATGATGCAAATATAAGGAAAGACGGGGAGAAGGGGCGGACATGGTTAGGGGAGAGGGATAAACAAAAAGCCCTGCTATCCTCACGGACAACAGGGCTTGACAAATTTAAATTTTCAATGTGTTAATCAATCATTCAGTCGTATGTATATGATAAGCGTTGTGTCTGCCTACATGTCGTAATCGCACAATTCGTTTGCAGGGCACAACTCGTAGTCCTCTACGTTCTCAATCACCATATCCTCGCCATTAAACTGCTTGATAATGATTTTGCGGTTCTTTAGGTCGGGGTGTACGCTGCGGATATTGTTGTTTGAAATCCATATCGGGAGGTTGTTTTCCTGGGTATATACAACGAGATACCACGGGCCAGTCTTGTAGCGCCCCATTGCATCATTAAAACGAATCGTAAAGATTTCTGAAAACTTTTCAATAGTCTTCTCAATGAAAACCTCCTTTTGCTGCCATGCTAACTTGTTGAGAAAAACGGCAAAGATCAAGAAAAGCGTGATGACGATGAGAGTCACGATGATTGTTGAAAAAATAAAATTCATAATTGTTTTATTTTAATTGTTTATAAAATTGTTGCTTGTTATTTTGTTCCTGTTTCTTTCAAGAGATATTCGTAAGAGCCCAATACGTTCTCCTTGCCCTTCTCAATCTTCCAGTCGAACCCAGCCTTTTGCAAGCTCTGCACGATGTCATTGTAATCTCTCTCTGTGAGGTATGGTGAGATGTTTTCTTCTTCAAAGACAACGCAGCGAGGGTTGATGTCAAAGTCAATGCGCAATGACTTGCCACCAAGAAATTTGCATGACTGGGACGTGTCGCGAGGGTCGATGACGTGTAGATTATAATGCCCATTTCCGCTTATCCAAAGGTAGGCATAGCAATATAGCCGTTCTTCTTCGGCATCGTATCGCTTGGCGCATACAATGGTGGTGTCAGAGCGACAGAGCGAGGAGATTGCATAAAAACGTCCGTCCTCGATATGGTTGAGCATATATTCGCGACGCTCTTTCGGAGAGAGAAGCACAGGCGGCTCCGGCAGCCATGTAGTTTTTTTCTGCTGTGGGCATCCCTCCTTTCGCTTTGCCTTCTTCTCTCTCCAGGTACGAAAGAGCTCGCGCCACAGCCAAAAGAGGCAGGAGAGAAGGTTTACTTCTACTATCACGCACATCATGCACAGGAAGAGTTTCAATAAGATTGTTTCCATTGTTCTCTCTATTTTGTTATTACTAATTTCTAAAACCGTTCCTCACCACCCATACGCTCAATCCGATGTTGAGCAAGAGCATGAGGATAATGATGGCCCAATACTCCTTGTTGCTCAGTTCTACCGAAAGATACTTGAAGTCGGAAAACTCCTTTCGTTTCCACTCCTTCTGCACAATCGGTTCGATGTACGAGGCAAAGGCGCAGAGGTCAAGTCGGTGCGACGTAAACCAGTCGCGGCTCTTCACGGCAAGCACGGGCGAGTCACACCAAGAGAAGGCATCGCTCCACATCACGCGGTTACGGCTGTCAAGACCTACGCACACCACAAGCTCGTTCTTGTTGCCTCCCTGCCAATAGGAGCGTTGTCGGTCGGCAATGGATAGCGGCTTGTTGCGATAGAAAAGCAGATAGATGCGAAACTCCTTCTTCGGTCCGTATCGGGCGTTGAGCACGCGGATGGCTCGCTCCTGACGGGCAGAGAACTTTGCTCCGATGATAGGCGACTGGTCGCAAAACCGTATATTGGGATAATCGTGCAAACCAAGTCGGCGAGCCTCCTTTTCGCTGATGTCCTCAAATTTGAACACCGAGCGCGAAGCCTTCACCTTATTCTCGTATTCATGTTCACGGGTAACGGAATAGAGCGTAGCTGTTTGACCGTTCCATCGGTATTCATACGCATCGCCATCACGAGTGTAATAGTGGCGGTGCATATCCACAAACACCGAAGCCACCGACAATCGACGCTTCATAGCCGAAAAGTCTTCATTGGAACACTTTCGCTCACGTCCCGAATGGTCGTAGTAGGTCCAACGTTCGGGGTGGTTCACCGTGGTGTAATAGGTTCGGGTGTGACTCTCGCCTTTGTCGTCGGTGTAGGTTTCGGTATGCTCCTCCTGCTCATTCCACGGCTCGTAATAGCGTATCTTCGTGACGTAGCTGCCCAGGTATTCCGTATCGCTCGACTCGACACGTTCAAACACCCATATCATCGCTGCGCCCACAAGGAGCGAGGGGATGATAAGTATGGCGTGTTCCCACCATGTTGTTTGCTTGCGGAAGAACAGCAGCAACACTGCCGACACAAAGAAGGGAATAAGAAAAACGAATAGTTCCATAAGCCTATATTATTTCTTGCCGAACAAATCCACGTCGTTGTCCTCGCCTGCATCCATCACTTCCTTGGAGCGCGACGAAGAGATAACCTTGTATTCGATTGGCATGGTGTTCGACACAAACCATCGGGCAGGGTAGGTGCGAGTAAGCGTTTCGTGTTCGCGGATGATGTCAAGCATACGTTCTTGCGAGGTCTGAAACTCGGTGCGCTGTATCTCGATAGACTGCATGAGGTCGCGGTAGAGCGATACATTGAAGTTGGGATTGCTCTCCTTAATCCACTTCATCATCGTGCCCTTGTCGTTCTGATAACGTCCAGCAATAAGCTGCGGATAAATCTTCTCGAAGGTCTGCTTGTACTCGTCCGTAACCTGCGCCTTCTGCTGGATGATTTTCCACATCTTGTCGTGAACGCCCTCAATCTTTCCACGCTGTGCCTCTGCCTGTTGGCGCAGCGCAATCTCGCGGTTGTTGTAACTGAAGTAGGTGGCTACCAGTGAGCCTACCATAATGGCTACCACAAGCAGGATGGAAGCCATGACAATGTTCTTTGTTTTCATAAATTACGTTGTTTCTTAGTCTATAAATTCGTAAAAATAAAAATATGCAGTGGTTATAACGTTTTCCTTCGTCTCGCTCGTCTGCACCAGAACCCGTTAGTTACGTTTTACGGAGTGGCGACATGCGGCACACTGATTACGGTCCCTTGGCCTTCGGAATGAATTTCTTTTATTGAAACACCTTTCTGCGGTTGCGTACCTTACAGCCGTTTGAGAAGCGTGCTGCATTGATGGCCTAACGCCTTTTCTTCGTAACCCAACCTTTCGTACCAATGCAACACCCATAGGGGAGAGTCGCGTCCGTCCCACGAGATTGCGACGATCTCTACGCCGCAACGCTTCAGCTCTTTTTCTACTGCCTCCATCAGGTGTTTTGCCACCTCATGGCCGCGGTGAGCTTCGTCCACCCACAGCGAGTAGATGAGAGCATCCGCTGCGCCATCCAAAGGCTTGTCTTCGGTGCGGTGAGGAATAAACGCCTGTATGCTGCCATGATGCTGCTCGTCGGTGACGAGTATGCGAATAGAGTCTTCCCAGTGTTGATGTTGTATCATAGTTGAAATGTTACGCAGTTTTGTTTAGTCAGACGACTGTGGCCATCCCTTGTTCTTCGTATGCTTGTGCAAATGTAGATTATTCCTTTTACTCGATACGGACATTCTCCTCGAAGTCGTATCTCACGTCTCGGTTCTGCAACCAAGCAATAGGCGCTTTGGAGAAGATGTCTGCCTCACAGTCGGCAACGGCTCGCACAAACGCCTCGTACATCTTCTGTTCGTCATGTTCTTCCATAAAGGCCTGGATCGTCTGCTGCCATATCAGATTAGGGCGTTTGCCATCCTTCTTGTTTCCTTTAACAATCAGCATGACACTTACGGAGTTTCCACCCTCGCGCACATCCGCACGAAGGATGCCGTAGCCAAGCGGTTTGCCAAAAGTGTAGTAACCGCTCTTTTTATCAAGAAAACGGTAGCCATAGTTTCGCAATGCCTTTATCACAAATTTTCTCATGTTCAATATTTTTATAGTTCTATTAATACCTTTATCTCTTGACCACCCCCCCTTGCGTATGCAGCGTGGGCGATATTCCTTTTGCGGAATACACGCGGCGGCTCTGCTCAAACATACGGTCGTAGGGTGGTGTCTGCATTATGCCGACTACGATGGTGCGTGTGGTGTCAGCCATCATTTTTTAGTGTCAAACTTCAAAGCCAAAAGAAGCTGTTGGCAGATAACGCCGCAGCCATCAATAATGCCCAAGCATGAGTCACATTCCAAACAGGCCGTAGCACACACAGGGGGATGGCCTGGCTTATAGCCACATAACGCTCCTTTTTCCATGTAGATGTTTAAATCCTTCACAAAGGAATGGATTGCCTTTGCAAAACGCTCCAGCTCTCCATTCATTCTTTCCAGTTTATTGCAATGGTCGCGCATCTTGAGCATATCACCGAGCGTCTGCTTTGACGGGTCTTCATCCTTGCGTTTCTCCTTACCGCGCAACTGGCGGACTATCTCGTTGTAGTCGTCCATGAGCTGATGCACACGCTGCTCAAGCTCAATGTTCTCTGCCTTCAAGTCGGCGATGATGTAGGCAAGCGTCTCCATACGGTTGTTCTTAGGCAGGTTTACATACCTGCACACTGCCAGTTGTCTTTCCATATACTTGCGCTGCTCGTTGGTAGCCAGAACAAAGGCATCGGCTGTGCGAGTGCCTATGCGATAGGGTGGAGGTACAGTCTTGAATATTCTTTGCATGTCGGTATATGCCGAATACTTCACTAATCCGTCTTCATCTACTCGCGCCACTTTTACCAAAATCTTTCGCTCTTCGTCGTAAAGAATGTCGCCAGGCTTGATCTCTTCTGTTTTCATTGTTTTTATTGTTTTATGTTTGTTTTAACAATTCAATAGTGACATTAGTGCCACTGCCTTTTTCTTGTCGGAAAATCCTTTGATATTAACCCATTTGCCGAAGATACTGCCTCCGATATATTTCTGAACCATATAAACGATTACGGGGATGCAACCGTCATAGGTCTCCATTGGAATTATTCTTAGTTTCATGTCTTATTCAAATTTATATACTATATGCGGTGTGGTGTTGCCAAGTCCGTCGCGAGGGTCAGCAATACCTCTACCGACCATTGTCGTCACGGCATTGGCTATCCGCTTACGCGGTCGGTACTTTACGAGGCCCTTGCCGTCCTTGCCGCTGCGTACCCATCCGATGTAATACTTGTCAGTCATATTCTATCAATACCATTGTGTGCTGTCCGTGGTTCTCTCCAAAGAGACCTGCCCATCCGTCGTAGCGTGCAGACAATGCCGTGGAATACCCTTGACGTGGGCAAAACTGTGATGTGCGTTGCACGAAAGGGATTTGTTTAATCATACGTTATCAATACAATGTTGTCTTTGCCTACTGAGGTGAGGGCGTTGGTTGTACCCCACCCATTTATCTCCATACACTGAATGTTGGAGTAAACATCACCATTCAAAGGACGACCTCGGAAAGCTGCTATTCTTATTCGTAGCATATCGCAATCAGATTGTCTGTAGTGAGAAACGTACCTATACATTGCATCAGACATCCTTGACGCAGAAGCCATTCCTTATCACGGAAGCCGTTAGTACCTGTTAAACGACGCACGGTTTTCGCGTGTTCGGTTCTGGCTTCGTGTATCAGATGAATGTTAAGCATAGGAGGTTGTCTTTTGTTACTGTTGTGATCGAATTGCTCCACGGCCATGGGGCTGGGCGATGATACTTGTCGCCATATTTGCACCCTCCCCGGTCGCCATGCTCACGACGGAAGGCTTTGGCTTCCTCGGTGCGGTAGTGGACGAGGACGGAACGGTTAATCATACTCTATCAATATTTTCGGTTTATCCACGTCGTGACCCTGACCTCCCCCAGCTATACACAGGGCTATGCCGTGTGGCGACACGATGATGCCGTTCTGCAAGGGGCTGTAGGAGCCGAGGACGATGGGGCGAGGGTTGTTCATAATTCTACTGCTACAAAGAATACGTCGCTGCAATCGGTGCGCGACATGATGGTTATTGCAATGCCGTGAAATGCTCCATTGAAACGTTCTGCGCTGAACATCGAGGCAGGGCAGGTGAGCAACCTCCCCCCCCAATCATATCAGCTATGATACGGATTACACGGTCGGGTGGGTTGTCAGTTCTCATCCTTCTTCCTCTCCATATTCCGTTCAAACTCCGACTGAAAAGTCTTACTGAAAAAATCTCGGTCGGTCAGCCAGTTCTGCCACGAATCAACGACGTTCTTACGATTTACCTCTATCTTTCGTTCAGCATCAGAAATAGCCATCTTCCACACGCCTTCAACTTCCATGAAATCACAAAGGAGCGTCTTGAGGAACATTGCCGCCTCATGTGTCGGTGGTAGGTCAAACTGCACGAATAGGGCATTGTCCGATTCGTTGGCCTTGAGGAACTTGCTTACGGCATCGTCCTTGAGGAAATAGCGGTCGGACACTTCATCTTCCAGCACGTCTTCCAGTCGAGTAAGCAGCTCGAAAGGTTCGGGAAACTGATAGTCGAAGGCTACGTCTCGGCGCATGGAGAGACAGAACACACGGTCACGGTTCTGCGGCACACCGTAGTTCTTGGCGTTGAGTCGCGCCCAACGGCTCACATAGCCGAGCGACGAGAGTTTGTCGAGCCACTTCTGGAAGTCGGGCATGAATTTCTTGCTTACCAGTGCTGCCACGTTCTCCTGCAAGAGATACTTCGGGCGAAGCACCTCCACGGCATCCGCTACACGCCAAAGCAGTGCGCTTCGGGTGTCGCTGCCATCCTGCAGGCCCATCTGCTTGCCAGCCTGACTGATGTCCTGGCAGGGCGAGGAGTAGGTGAAGAGGTCCACTTCGCGTCCTTGGAGCGAGTCCTTCACTTTATGTCAGTCTATCTTAGTGATGTCGCCCAGGGCGCAGTCGGCAAACTGCGGGAAGACGAGGTTGTGCATCTGACAGGCGTATTTGTCGATGTCGCTCCATCCCTTGCACGTCCATCGAAAATCGGGATGCCACTCCCGTAGCACGTCGGCTGCCATGAGCTGCGAGTCGTAGCCGGAGAACGTGGTGAGGAATATCTTTTCCTCGTTCTTGTCGGCGGTGGTGGTAGGCAGATCGGGCAGGGTGTCTTCGAGGTCGTCGAAGAGAGAGAGCTGCTTGTTGGGGCGTGGCTTGGGGGGTGCAGGTTAGAAAAGCTGCTCGTAGATGTGGGCCAACACGTCCACCACGATGCTGTTGCCGGCTTGCTTGTACTGCTGTGAGGCAGAAATCAGCATCACGTCTTCCTTGTTTTTAATTCTGTCAAACCGTACAGTGGGAAAACATTTGCCTAAAACGCTTTTCATGCGTTGTATTACAGAAGTCACCGTCATCTGCATAACGGAAATTACGTTGTCGCGAACGCCCATCAGACGAAAACACTCCTTAGGTGTGAGCTTGCGAATGGCATAGCTCTTGATGGTGCGGTCGGTGAAATTGAGTTTTGTAATCATTGTTATATATATTCTAAAATTGCTCTTTGTATGCGGTCGCTCATTGGGTTGGCAGGGATGGTGTAAACACTACACCAGCAGAACGAATAGGCTTCCTTGTCGCGGTCGCCACAACGCTGAAAAATTATGATGTTAGTCATATACCTTAACTATTATTGGTGTTTGTCCTCCCCCTAATCCCATTGCAGACGTAAGGGTAAAACATTCGCTGTGTAGTGAACGAGGGGTTATCAGACCTTTAGTTTGCATGTTCTGAAATATAGCGGTCTGCTCTACTTTCTTTACCATTATGGATATAGCTTTTGCTCTAAGCATACGTTAGTCATATTCTTCAATCAAAAATACATTCTGCTGCCATGCGTTGATTGTCACGGTTGGGCAAACGTCAGTGTCTAATCTACCTCCATCGTTATTGCCACGAGGATATTGGTAGAAGTCAAGATTCATCATATCAATCCTTTTCAACCAACAATTCCCAAGTCTTTTCACCGTGAGAAGAAAAAACGTTATAAGGGCACTCGCAACGATTGATGGCTACCTGCATTTTTTCCAACATATCTCTTGTATAGAAACATCTCCTCATAAGATAAGCCAAAGCCTCGAATTGATTTTGAGTAAGAAATACGTTTTGCTCTCCACAGGTGATACCTACATTGTCGGTAATGGTAGAGTAGTAGAGTTTTACGTCTTCATCTTTTCCCTTTTCGTCGTTAAATACGGTTATCTTCGTTGTATTGTAACTCATAATTTATTTCTCCTTTTATAATTCAACAAACACGCATATTCCGCCACTTGCTGCGGTCAGTGCGTTTACGAGCTTACCCCTCCCGACTGTGCGACTGCGCCTCAGAGCCGAAGACGGATAACTTAGGTCGGCAGCTCCAGGGCAGGGGACGTCGGTGTAGCCCAGTTCCGTAGCTTGGCGTATGCGAAGGAACGTCTCGCCTTCTTGGTCCACCAACTGAAGGAACGGTCGGTCGGTGGTGGAGTAGATGCGATAGAGCGATCCGTCGGGATAGCGGCCATACAGCTTGCCATCCTTGCGGATAGTGCCGCGCTTGTAGTGAGGATCAGTCATATTCAATCATTATGCAGTCTGAGTAATCTATTCATCCGCTTTCACCACTTTCAACCCATGCCTTGCGGCCGTTGCTTCGCGTCGTGCTGACCGTTGTGTCTCGCTGTCGTAGCAGATGATGTGAGGGTCGCCTAATGGGTCGGCAAAGTAGTCGCAGGCCCTTATCATGGCGTGTTTTTGGCTCGAAGCCTTGCGCGATAGCGGGATGATAGGGATGCGGAGGTCGGTCTTGCGCTCCAGTCCGTAAGTAGCACGCAGACGTTCCTTGTGCCATAGCTCCTTGCGCTGCTCGCTCTTCTTGCGCAACACCCGCTTGTATTTCCGCGGATTGTTGGCTTTAAGTTGCTTCATCGGATGGAAACCTTCGGCTCTCAGCTTTCGTGCTCCTTCCATGCAAGCCTCGGAGGGCACTTTGCCACGTATGGAGTCGTAATAGCCGTTGCGCTCGCATGTATTCTTCACGTCTTTGGATTGCTGCTTGCGTATGGTGCGCATATCCTTTTCGAGCCCTAACTCGCGACGGAAGCGGTGCAGAACGAAGTAGGATATGCCGAACCACGTCATCATGCGGCGGTTGGAGTTTTTGGGGAAGAGCTTGCAGAAACGCTCCTTCAGCTCGCCCTCAAGGTAATACTCCAGCACGCTCTTTCCTGGATGCGGTCGCTTGGGCACCTGCCACTTGGCTGTAGTGGTGGGCTTAAGTGGTGTCTTGGTATTGCGGAAGCTCATGGGGAATACTCTATTAATCCGTTATTATAATTAAACATCTACCATTTATAGCGCAATTTCAAATACTCTTTAAGAGATTGTTTTTTTTTGCTTACGCGTTCGTCTTTTAGCCGCAGACGGATTCTCGTGTCTATGCTGACGTTTTCTTGCCAAATGAATACTTGCGCCATGGATATAATATCCTCCATCCACTTTCTCTAAATTTGCCGAATCAAACGAAATTGTGAACTCGACAGTACGTTCTTTTGTATTTACTACCATACGCTACTCGTCTTTACTCTATTAGAAATTCTCCCTAATGCCAAAAGGTGTTCCGTCGGCGAAAGTGTTGTCTTGATAGCTATTTTTTGAAGCCAGCAAGATGGAGCTACCATCCTTATCTGCCAAGCCTACATATACGTCGTCAACAGAAACGATATTAAAATAACCTTCTTTGCATTTTATCCAACCGAACGGCTGGTGCTTCTGCATCTCCTGCCAGCACTCTTCTTTGTTCTCGAATGAACGGTACTTAGGTTCGGCTTTGATGCGGTATCTTTGCGGACTAAGATTAAAATCAGCATTATTGCCCAGATAGCACCAATTAATATCTTCTTGTACCTGTATAGTTTTACCTTCAGCAAATGCCTGTATAATAGGCAGCAGTTCTTTTGCTTCTTCTCTTGTCATTGTTATTCTAATTTTTTGTGAATACATTATTACTTTCTCGCTCCAACTTCTCCCTTTCCTGCTGCATCTTTTTTAAGCGAATAGCACGCTTGTTGTCGGTACCATACTGCTTGATGAGCTGGCGCGACTTATGCACCTTTACAAAAACGTAAAGAAAGAGTGCGAGGATGATAAACACAACAAATAAGAGCATTGGCAGCATAACTAACCACCATGACCAACTGATTGCTCCGCAGAGTTTCATCACAATGAAGGCTACCTGAAGTGATGCCATCATAAAATTAATAATATAAAATTTCATATCTCGTTTATATTTTTAGTTCTGCATCCAAGCCCAATGCCCAAAGAATATGTTGGAGCTCGTGAACGTGTTGAATGTGGCGTATCAGAACCAGGTCGGGCAATCTATAATACCTTATGAAAACGGCCCAATTGCCACTTTGTAGCTCTACTGCCAAATATCTCGCAAGACGATATTCCTCGTTTTCAATAGGCTTTGTATAGTATTCGCCAACGATTTCTTCTTTAAAACCGTTCTTGTTAAGTATTTCGGGGGAGATGGGTATGCCTTCAATATTGCAACACCAAGCACCCCAAGGACCGTCGTCGGTGTCATCGGTATAGCTTAGAGTAGCGACTCCTTTCTTGTCCTCATGGCCGCGTTCGGGGAATATCTGAGTTACAGTGCACATTGTGCCTTTCGGAAATGCGCAATCGCGGCTTACTATTACCAGGTCGCCTATTCTTAAATCTTCCGGTTTAATCATCGCTTTCCTCCTTATCTTCCTCTTGAAAGTACTCGCAGTATTGCTTCCATTCGGGGTCATGGATGTTGCCTAAAACCTCGAAGTCTTGCATCTTCTTTTGCGAAATGGTATCGCAGATGCCGTCGGAAATACCTCTGACGGACGACTTAGGGTTCTTGATAGCCACGATATAGAATGACGCATCTTCCTCGCTCCAGCCTATCGCGCCGTAATAATTGTCATACTTGTTGTCTTCGGTACAACTGAACGGATAGATGTCGGACCGCAACACGTCGCCCTCATAAACCTCCTTACCGTTCTTGTCGTGGAAGCCAGTGAACTGGCAGACGGTGATGGGGTCGATTGGATGTGCCCCAGTGAAACCAATTTTGCCTTCTTCTTCAACAAATCCCAATATGTTTAATTTACCATCAAGAGAATGGGCCAAATCACCTGAGACCCATTGTTCCTTACATTTTCTCTTTGCCTTAAACTTAATTGTTCTCATTGTTCTCTATATTTTAGTTAATTATCTCTTTCTTCGCTTCGCCTTGCGTCGTTCTTGCAGGTTATGCTGCACAAGTGGCGTAATGGTGAACGATGGCGATCCGTCGGGCAAGATTAAACGGGCTATCCACTTTATCTTGCCTTCAAGAAAATCGTCTATATCTTTCATTACTACGCGAAGAACCTCTTTCTGCGACTTCTTCTCTCCAGCCTGATGCTTATACAATTGACGAACATATTCCCAATTGACGGTCACGATGTATTGTCTTTCTTTATGTATCTTCATTGTCCTCTACATTTTCGTTATACTTTACTTTGTTCCGTTTAAATCCTCCAAATTCAACATTACGGCATTACAATCAAGCTTCTCAAAATATTTCAACGCATCTTTTATAGTCGAAAAAAGGTCAGTTATAGTAACGTTATTGTTTGTTACTTTTACGCAGTCGGGACGATTGCAACGGTTTATTTTTATATACATAAACTACTCTATTAGTTCAAAATCATAAACAAATACATAAGGATTGCTCTCCCAAGTGCCTTTGCCAGAGATACGGTTGATAAGGGAGGCGTAGGCTTCTCTCGCAGTCCTGTATGAACCATTCGTCAAGCACCTGTAACAATATGTCACGCCTTCAAGCCATACGTTATCGTCATGCCAAATACCTTCTTTCAGACAGTCTTCTTCGCTAATGTCTTGCAAACGCTCAATGCGAATATTGGTAATTCTAATAGAATGAGGCATTTTCTCTGCCCTTACGAACATCTTGTTTGTATATCCTTTAGATTGCAGAAATTCTTTCTTTAGCTCCAAATCACCAATTTCTCTTAGTATCTCGGCATGAATATCTTTATACGATTGCGCAATAGCTACGGTCTCGTTCTCTTGATAGCGCATCACTCTACGATTATTGAGAAATCTTTTTCTCAAATCTGGATTGAGAAAGAAACGGTCGTAAAAAAGAAAGAACGAAGAAGGGTAGTCGAATTTTTTGATAATCTCAAGCATCTCCTTGTTGGTGATAATTCGCCTTGTCTGCGTCTTTCGCTTTGCAAGCACCGCATCAGTCAGTCCGTACTTGTCATTGAACATAATCTTTTGCATACTCTATATTTTCGTTAATAATCCATTGGATTTTTCACTTTTCGCTTTTCCCTTTTCACTTCGCCTTGCGAATCTTCTCCATCTCCTCATTCTCCTTCGAGAGTCGTTCCAAATGCTCCAGCACAAGCGAATACGACTGATTGTTCACCTGGTCTTCAGTGAGCGAGGCGTATTTCTGCATGGTGGCGATGGTGGCGGTGTATATCTCAAGTGGGGTGGAGGGTGGCTGCGTGCGGTCGAGCTTCTGCACCTTGAATACATGGGGATAACGCCGTGAGAGGGTGTGCATCATGCCGGTCCACCAGAAGAGGATGGGTTGCCAGCGGTGATCGGGGAAATGACGGAAGAGTGGGGCTTGGGTGTCGAACTGGCGGGTGTCGTAATGGAAATCGTGCACCTTCATGTTGGTGTTGGTGTCGATGAAGTCGATGCGACGGTTGAAGATGGTGGCGAGGAACATAGAACGTGCCTGGTCTACGCTGTCAGCTTGCAGTGCTATCTGCTCGGCCGTGAACTTACCCATCTGCTTCATCTTGACAAGATTGTTGGCGAGCGAGGTGTATTGTCCCATGAGATTGGAGGCAAAGCGATATTGCTGCCACGAGAATCCGTCCATATCCTGCGCCGGACCTTCATAGTCGGTCTTGCGACGTAGCAGACCACGCTTGTTGCGTAGGCGAAGGGTGGGGTAGGGAAAGCGAGTGAGGTGAGCACCACGCTCATTGTCGAGCCAGTCGAGCAGTCCGGCACCGGAGGCAAGATACTCAGCCGAGTTACGGTCATTGGTCTTCGGCTTTGGCGTTAGCCAGTAGTTGAGCTCCCATAGGTAGAGAGGGAAGGTTTCTTCCTCCTGCTTGCGACGGAAAAAACGGTTGCGACGACTCGGGAGGGAGAGTCGGCAAGTGTAGTGTTGCTCTTCAAGAGGTTTCGACTTGTCTATGCCTTCCACTATCTCTATGCCCGACAGGACAAAGAAGCACGCTATCTTGACATTGCGCATGTCGAAGGGATGATAACGGTCGACTCGCTCTATCTGCTCAAGCATAATGCGGGAGATGAGCTCCAACTGTTCGGTGCTACACTCGTTCCATGAGCGGGGCAACGTTAGGTTGATGTTTCGTTGTGTCATAATTTTCGGGTTTCTTTCATAGGCAAATGTAAGAGTTTTTAATTTGGTGGGGCGGACATGGTAGAGGAGCGTATAAGGTGAAGATACAAATGAAGCCACTCTGCGATTTATGTAATTGGCGCAAAGTGGCTTGAAGAAAACAAATGTAAAATTCAAAAAATTAAAGGGTGGCGTGTAGGGCGTTATAGTCCCATACCTTAGTGCAGTCGTCTTCGCAGGGCTGCCAATCGTCATCACAGAAGTAGAAGGCGTAGGCGGCTTTGATTATCTCCTCTTCGTTCATGCAAGCGCCAAGGTCGGCATACATAGAGTTGAAGGCGACATATTTGTCCCATGCGTTGACGTTAGCGTGAAATTTCATGCCCTTAGTCATCTCGTCTACCTTGATACGAGTCCAATGTGCGCCGCCGCCAGTGGGCATACCCTCTTCATCGTACATGCCGCTATAGACAAGAGCGTTCACATCGTGGTTAGCCATCTTCTCAGAATAGTGCCGGCCGTAGAGAACGGCGTGCTGGCGGCGCAATATGTGCCAGTAGAGTTTAGGGTCGGTCTGTTCGAGCGCAAGGAGGTCGGTAGAGAGCGTTTCTACTGCTGCCCACATCTTCTTCTCGGTAGCCATACCATTGGCACGAGCCTGTTCAATCATCTGTTTGTAATTCATTTTGTTTGAGTTTTTATATGTTTAACATGTAGGGCAAATGCCCCGAAAATGTGGGATAAGCAATGCTTTTTGTGCAGAGATGTGCAACGTTGGAAAGAAAGTTTGCGCTTGGGGCTTGCTTTCTACCTTTGCCTCAGTGGTCGAGGCGGTCGGTGGTGTGTCTTTCTTTTTCATATAGCTTCGTAAATTTTCGTTGAAGGATAAGCAGCAACAACACAAACCAGTTTGACAGATATGCCATCACAATAGCCGCCAGCGTCGATGTGTAGACATCGTGGCCGAGGTAGAGCAATGCCGACATTGTAACCCAAAAAGTGAAACACTGAGGGCATGATGCCACCTTGTCAACCACATGGGCAATGGCTTCGGCCAGTCCGAGGTGTTGGGCGAGCGTGGCGGCTATCATGGTGGCTATAGCTATCAGAACTATCATGGCTTTATGTAGTTACAAGGGTGAGCGTTACGGGGCAGTCGGAAACGAAAGTCTTGGAACAGTTGCAGCACGATATGCGTGCAATGCCGTTCTGGACGGTTCCCACTGCTATGTTTGCCGAATTGATGGCGGTGGCGCTGAACACAGGAATGGTGAAGTCTTGCGACACCACTTGTGAGCGTGTGCAGCACGAGCCGCAGTTGCATGGGATGTAGCTTATTACGCCCTCAACGTGAATGACGATGATATACTGTGATGTGCCTACGTTGGCAATGCTCTTGACGGAGAACTTCGGAGCGAACACGGGAGTCTCGTCTACGCAAGCCGGTGTGCAGAGCTGCTGTGTGATGTTGACATCATAATAGGGTGCTGCGGCGGTTGCGCCTGCCGCAAGTGTGGCTATGATGATAGCTGGAATGGTACGTTTGTTCATAATCGTTTCTGTTTTATTATAGCGACGATGCTTGCCGCCGCTGGGTTTGTTACTCTGTTTAATGTTTTACCTGATAGCCTTGCGTCTGCCCTACGGGTAGGTTCTTGTCAAGAAGATCGGCAAGCTCGGTGAGGTCTTCTTCCTCAAATGTCACCATGCCTTCGAGCACCGACAGCGATCCGTTGTCGCGCATCTTCTCCACGATGTCGTGTGCCATCTGTGGTATGCTCTCTTCGGGTATCTGACCGAAATATCGGGCAAGCATAGGCGTAATGAGCGAGTTGACGATGGGCTGGATGAGTGGTTCTATGTCTTTCTGTAGGGCATAGTTGCCACTGACGATGCCTAACGAGCCGATGGTGGCTTGCAGAGACTGAAGCATGGGTAGGCGCATGAGGTTGCCTGCGGCTATCTGCGAAATGGCGGGTCGTGCCCATTCGGACACGACTGCCGCCAAGATTTGTGAGTTTTTGTATTCCATATTTATATATATAAAACTGGATTACTACGTTCACTTACTGATTGCATCCGCAACCGCAACCTGTCTGGCATACGTTGGTGGAAGGGATGAACAGCTTGGTTACGCTCGACAAAGATGCCACCTGCGACTTGAGCACGTCGATGCTGGCGTTAGCTGCCGCATTGTATGCCATCTGCTGTGCGTTGATGGCTTGCTGTGCATCCTTGTTTGCGTCTACCTTGTCTTCCACACGGCGCAGCTTCGTGTCGAGATACTGTGTCACTTCCACGAGCTTCTTGTCGGTGTAGTTCTCGCTCTTCTGAATGGCAAGTTCGGTCTTCAGAGTGCTGTTCTCCTGAATAAGGTTAGTCTCACTCTTAGTTACGAAACGCGCGTCAGGGTCGGTAGGATTGGCTGTCATGCCGTTGTTTCTTCCGATGCCCAGAAGCGAGGCGCTGCCTCCCAATAGGCTCGTTGCCAAGCCTGCGATGCCGAGACCTAAGGCTGTGTTGCCGAGTCCCTTGCTGGCAACATCATAGTTGCCATCATTAGTTTTAATCTGCATAGTTGTTTGTGTTTGGTTGGTTTCGTTCATTATTGAACTTGTTGCAAAGGTAGGGGAGAAAGTGGTGGGAGAGAAGAGTTTCTTATTAAGTGTTCTTGCTGTGGAATAACGTATAATTTCAGCTAATACTAAAATAAAAAAGCCTCACGCTGCTAACGTGAGGCTCGGTACGGTATAAGAAATTCTAATGACTATCGGGGTGGCGGTGTAAACTTCCCTTGCGACTCTTCGGCTACAGAAATGTATGGCACCACTTCATCGCGAATGATGTCGAGAAATAATTGTGCGGCTCGCTTCTTAGGAACGTCCTGCATCCAGTGGGCGTTGCTCATCAACTGTTGTTCGAGTCCGACAACGGGACGTGCCACAAGGGTAGGGTGGTTGCGCAGGTAGAGCTTAGGCATGAACGTTACATACCTGGTTTGTTCGACCGAGGCAAGGGCTTCGTCGGGGTCGCTGATGATACACTTGATATTGAGCTTGTATAGGTCACGCTGTATGTTTTGCTGAAAGGTCTCAATGGCACGCTCGCCTACGTCGGGCATGATGATGGGGTGCTTCAGAATGTCCTCATACGACACCTTTGAAAATGAGGCAAGCGGATGGGTGTCGCGCATAATAGCATATACATTAAAAGGTATGCAGGGTCTCGTCTCTATTCCTTCGTGACGGTATGCCATATTCATGGTGAAAGCAAGGTCTAACATGTGCGCCTTTAGCGATTGATTAAGAATGTATGCTTTGGTAAAGTCAGCATTGATACGCACGTTGGGGTATCTCTCCATAAATATCAATGCTGCCATGCGGACATACGAAGCAATAAAAGAGCCTACACCTATGCGCAATTCGCCGGTCATGCAGTTGTTGAGAGCATTGATTTGCTCTTTGCAGTCCTCGGTCTGCTTCAGAATTTCTTTGGCACGAGGCAACAGGGCTTCGCCACTTTCAGTAAGCATAATGCCGTGTGATGTGCGGATAAGCAGTTTGCAGCCCAACTCGTCCTCCAGGGCACGAATGTGCTGGCTTACCGCCGACTGGGTGACGCAACAACGTGTGGCAGCCGTACTAAACGACTTTGTTTCGGCAACATAAACAAAGGAGCGTAAATGTCTTAGTTCCATAAACTCTATATTTTTAGTTATTCTACGTTTACAACAATGTAATCAAAAAAGCTTTTCTAATTACAAAATTAGCACAAAAATATAATATTATATTGCATTTTGTTATTAAAAATGCTAATTCTAAAATAAATAGTAAAAATAGCTTATGGGCGAAGAATAAAAAATACGGTTTACACAGATACGGAAATAATCGGAAAATTTCCGCATCCATACAAATAAAAAACCGCATTTGCCCATCTTTTTATTAAAGATTGACAAATGCGGAGAAATATGACTTTGAAGATTTTTAACCGTGAGCGATCATTTTACGCTCTTCTTTGCCGTTGTTTCTTTTTTTTCGTCACTTGTGCCGAAGAAAGAAGGATCGGCATTGTCGAGCGCTTCTTTTGCGATATTGCTTTCGCTCTGTTTGTCAATATCGCTTACTCTTTTTTTGCTGACGCAAGGAGCGAGTCCCAACCGCCAGTCTCAGGCTCCGCTACGTAGAGGTTCGGATAATACACTGGAGAGAGTTTGGCTTCGTAGGTGGTGATACGGTCGTCGCTGGCGGCTGCGCCAGTGTCGGTAGTGATAGCACCAGAGTCAAACTTCACCTTACGGCTTTGGTCGTAGATAATCTGCGAAACGTCATCATCCTTGGCGATGATGAAGATGTCGTTGTTGTTGATTGCACGCGCCAACTTACCTGCCGCAGGATTAACGGAGTCTACTACGAAAGTACAGGTGAGTTCAAAGCCCTTGCGACGACCAAGAGATGAACCCTTGATCTGCTGCTTCTCATCGGCACACTGCACTTTATATAGACCCTTTCCAACCGCAAAGGCAGGGGTCGAATAACTGTTATCGGTCGCAACAAGAGGAGTAGTGAGCTCGCTCTTCAGTCCGATGTAAATATCAGTGCCAAGACCTGCGAGGTTCTCCAGGCACTCGTCTTCGTTGAGCACATCAACGAGCTGGGGACATGTTACTGCCATAATATTTAATGTTTTTGTGTTGTTGTGTTGTTGATTAAAAAGAAGGGCGACGGGCTAGCGTATTCAGCCAGGTCAGCCACGACCGTCGCCCTGAAAATATAGAGTGAAAGAAACTCCGTTAGGGGTTAACCGTTCTTCTTGAAGAAGGCTGTCAATCCCATGTTCGTGCCGGAAGCGGTAAGCTGGATCTTCTTCTCGGTCTTACCGTTGCTCCAACCTGTAAACTTATAGTTAGTGCCATCGGCTGCCTCAAGAGAGAGAATCTGGTTAGGAGCGGTTTCAATCGGCTTGGTGTAAGGTGTTCCGTTCACCTTCACAGTACCGTCCGGCTTCTGACCGTCATCGCCAACAGGGGTAATCACGAGCATAGTGTTGTCGTAGTCACCGGCTACATACTCAGGAGCAACGAGATTACCGTCGCTGATAGCCAGAGCGCTACGCAAATAGCTGCGTATTCCTGATCCCTGAATTGATTGAATTTGGAAAGACAGGTCTCTGTGATCTCGGTCGGAGCCGAGTCGAACACTTACATACTGCTGGTTGCTGAGTGTGTCAACACCGTAGACAAAGTTCTTGTCGATGGTTGCGTACATACGGTCGCCTTCGCCGAAGTTGGCAATAGGACAGATAGTAACCTTAGAGAGACCCGGCAGCTTGAAGTTGTCGCCCTGGTTATACTCTACACGGAAGTTGCCGTGGAACTTGTTAGCATAACCTGCAGCAATGTTCATGGCAGTTGCCTCATTCATGTAAACACGTGTAGGAACCTTGCGAAGACGCTCGTCCCACTTGGCGTGCCACTTTATAAAGTTGTCATAAGGAGTAGAATCGTCGCTGTTGACAGGAGTCGAGATAGCCTCGCAAGGAACGAGGTTGCCATTAGCCTCTGAGATAAGACCGTCCTCGATGTCGTGCTTGATGCAAGTGTGGAAACCGTCGTAGAGAGCCATTTGCTGATCGCGAGCAGGAACTGAGTCGTCGCCATTATCAAGAGAGATGTCGCCGAACCACAAGTTAGCAGCAAGGTTGTCGGCATAGTCCTTGAGGATTGCCTCTACAGCCTGTGAGGAGAGAGGGAACTGACCCTGAGCATCGGTGCCGAATACTGTCTCACAGAAGTCGTCTATATTGCCAGGAAATTTATCCCAGGTGAGCTTCGAGACAAGCGTACGCTCTTTCAAGAATCCAGCTTCGCTGTTGATTTCGCGATGAACGTCCTTACGACGTGTGGTGCCACCCTTACGGATGAACAAGTGGAAAGTGCGCTTGAACTGAACACCAGTGATGATGTCGATGCCAAGGCGGTCCATCTCTTCGGCATCCGAATAGCCAGGACCCATCACGATCTCCTTTGACACCTCCTCGGCTACATGCTGAAGAGCGTCAAGACCGATAAAATCTTTAGGTAAATTTGCCATAATCGTTTGTGTTTTGTGTTGTTGTTAAATCTTTGTGTTGTTTGTGTTGGTTGAGGGCAGCGGAAAAGTTATTCCTCGCCTTGCAAGAAACGCTTGAAAGCAGCTTTTCGCTCAACATTGGTCTTGTACTTGCTACCATCGAACGAGCGCAGCTGCGGAGTCTTCACTCCTTCGCCATTATTCTCAGGAGCCTCGCCAGCGTTCTGCTCAGTGCCAGCATCGTGGGTCAGCTCGTCAATCTGAGCCTGCTTGTCGGCAATGGTCTGCTCAGCTGTGGCGAGTGCGTCCTTTGCACCCTGCAGGTTAGCCTCGGTCTCAGTCTTAGCGGCTGTGAGGTCGGCAATCTCCTTGTCCTTTGCCTCGGCGAGAGCTTTCAGCTCGTCATCCTTCTGGGCAAGAGCCTCGGTGTGCTGTGCGTTAAGGTCGCTTAGTTCTTTACTGTGAGCCTCGTTAGCCTGGGCGAGTGCGGTCTCCGCGACTTCCTTTGCTTCGTTGGCTGCGTTTACATTGTCGGAGAGTTCATCAAACTTGCCCTGCAATTCTGCGAGAGCGTTCTCCGCTGTGGTGGCTTTCTGCTCGGCATCAGTCACCTTCTGCTCGGCTTCCTTCATGTGGGCTTCGAGAGAGCCCAAAAGAGAGGCGTTCATATACGCGCCCTCCTCCGATACGGCTATCTCGCCAGCCTGCAATCCGCAAGCGTTGCAAATAAGAGGATATTTCTCCATATTGATATTAGTGTTTGTGTTGGTCGCTGTCTGTTCGGGCTCTACAGTAGGCTCGGCTTCGGGGTTCTGCTCTGGTTCACCATTAGGCTCAACCGTCTGCTCGCGGTTGATAAGCTCGGCTCTACCATCATAAAGCTCAAAAACGTGTTGCACCACTCCCATGAATGATGACTGACCGTCCATCAAAATGCCCTTTACGTCTTCGGCATTGAACACCTTGCCATGCAGATGCTCGTCAGTAGCATTAGGACAAGCCTTCTTAACGTCGGCACGAAACTCAACGCCAAGTTCGGCAAGCTCCTTGATAAGTTCCTTGTCATCATCCTTATTAGCAATGTCGCGATAAGCCTTGTTCTTGTCAAACGACTTCGGATCATAAAGCTCGTGATAAGTTTCATCGGTAAATTGGTCTACTGTGCCATCAGCAAGAGTATAGAACGCTGCCATTACACCAATACAACCGACCTGGTCTTTCGGATTCATGTAATAGCGTTCGTCGCAAAGCGAAGCGAGGTACATACCAGCCGAAGCACAAAGGCCATCAACCAGGGCTATAACCTTCTGACCCTTTGAGTGGGCATAATCAATGGCAAGAGCATAATCGTTCTTTGCCCAAGCAGAACCGCCAGGAGTGTTGATGATGAAAACATGACCGCGACAAAGGGGATGATCGGCGGCTCGCATCATCATGTCGCGATGGTCGATAGAACCATAAGAACAATAGCCGCCGTTGCGAGTTATAGGTCCGTCAACAGTAAGAACCGAGACGAAAGGGAATGTCTGTGCATCCTCGTCATCAGCAGGGAGGTTCAGACGCCAATTGCCTTTCACCTGTGTGCCATCCTCTGAAACCTGATACTCCTCCGGATAATAGGTGTTGCCATCCTTATCCTTGGCTGTGACATAGCCACAAGTCTTCTCTGGTTTACTGAAAGCCGCATGGGTGTTTAGGTTGTGCTCAAGCGACTTACGAATACCATGCACAAAGTCGGGACTGACCATCCACTTCTTTTCGGTTAGTATTTCAAATAAGCCTTTCATTAGTCAAAGTTGTGTTTTTGTGTTGTTATCCTGAAAATCAATCTTTTGCCGACTGACTATGTTGCGGAGGAAGGACTTGAACCTTCGACCTCTTGGTTATGAGCCAAGTGAGCTGCCAGCTGCTCCACCCCGCTGTGTTATCCATGTGCAAAATTAAAGACCGTGGTTTTTAACATTAGGACAAAAAAAACCGCCATTCTCACGAATAGCGGCTCTAAACAGTATAATATAATGTCTCAGAAAAATAGTTGAATAGCTTTATTCTCGAAGCGTGATAGGTATCGGCTCCGACAGGGCTTGTGTGGTGGCTGTAAATGTTCTCGCCAACTCAGTCTGACTATTGTCCGTGGCACTCCCTATGCCGAATGTATGGGGTAGGGTGTAACACAACTGCAACGAACCGTCCATCTTGCGCAATACCACATAATAGCTCTTATCGCGCATAATTTTGTATGCTCTACGCACATTTTCACCACCAAACTCTATATTTGCACTAATATTATATGTATATATAGTGCCATTGCCCTGTTTTGCCTGGGTCATCTTCACACTCAGACTTTCTGCAATGACAAAGTTTTCGCCACTTGTTGCAAGGCGAAGAGTAGGCTCGTCAGGCAACTTGCAGTTATTTATATATAACACTTGTGCCATACTGAACGGCACCGGGATAACACACTCTTCCTTCGGATAAAACATCACATCGGTAATGCCTTCAAGAAAAAGCTCCTTACATTTATCAGGTAATTCCATAAGGGGAAAAAGATTGTTTATTATTTAACTTATTTTATAATTCGTATTAACAGTTTTATACACTTATTTTTAAGGCAACCAAGATATTTCATCGATATGATGTTCATGCTCTGTCCTATCCTCATATTGCATATCAAGGCACGAATAAGCCTTAAAGAAGTTGTGTTCTGATTTTATCCAACGCTCTATCACTCGTCGCAGATTATCCTTCTCTTCGGAAGATGGATCAATGCCATAACGCATAAGATAACGTTCGAGCATTGCAGCTTTACTACGAGCTATTATCTTACCGTTTGCCGTGCAGAAGTCGAAGGTAGCCAATGCCCATTCCACCACGCTACGCTTAAAGTCGTTGTTCAATAGTTCTAACAATTTATAAACACCGCTACGATCAAGATTCCATGTAGGCGTGACAGCCCTAACAGTATCTATCACTTCAATCTCACTTGGCAACTTGATACATAAATAGTCCTCATTGTCGCTCTTGGCGTATTCTTTGTTTCCATTGAGATGCAACACCTCGTCATACGTAAGATATTCGGAGGTGTCGCGTGTTACCAGCACATTACCACCAAGCGGATGCCGACCATTCAGCATATTGCACCATTGTTGATGCGAGAAGCACTGCGTGTTGACCTTTTGCGACAACGCGCCCGCATTAGTCAACGAACTACGCATGACAAAATATTCAGGCGAATAGACACTAAATACGACTGGCTCGTTCTTGGCAAGCACACGCTTCGGGTCGCGATGTCGGAAAAACTGGCAGCGGCTCATGGGTAAACGAAGGTAAATGTTGGGCATAGGATATTGCTTTTAGGATGGGCGTTTATATTTGCTCATTATCAAGTCGGTTACGTTGAAACTATATCGCAACGTATCGTCGGTTATATTGTTCGATTTCATCTTTGCTGTCACTTGCTCTATCTTCTCGGTCTGAAGCCTATCAAGGTTGAAACAAAGATGCACCACGTCGATATAGCAACCTCCCGACTCGGTATGCTTGATGAAACTCTTGTCGAACTTCTCGCTACGACCAAAGAACTGGTTTAGACCTTCTATAAGGTCGGCTTCAGTATATACCTGCGCAGCTGGATGCAACTTGCGATACTTGGCAGAGAATGTGTGCAGACGTTTATCTACATAATTGTAGATTGAGTCGGCGTATTCGTAGAACAAATCTCCCTCACGCGAATCTACATCTTTAGGCCCTGCCGACCGGAAATAGCCACGTAGTTGATGAAGCACCTGCGAGACAGTATCAAACTGATTGAAATCTATATTACCCCTGAAAATGTCAAGTATATTACCACGAATGTCAGTGGCTATACGGTCAAGACACTCTGCAAGAAATGTCAGTCGGTCGAGTCTGGAAGCAAGCAAGTCAACCTTCTCCTTCATACCTGGCTGTGAATAGTCAACATAATACTTTAGCAAAGTAGAGAAATTCATAAAGTCGTAACTGACATCAGAGCGCAAATTAGTTTGCACCATCGTAGCATACATTATGTCTGCCAAACGATGGTCGTGCTGTTGGATGATGCGCAACAGATTACTCATTTCGCTTGTGCCAACACGCATACGTTTGCTTGTTTCAACAAGACGGTTGCGTTTTTCCACAGCGTCCAGATAATCGGGGTTATGGAAAAGAACATCAAGTGACTTGGCATATTGCGTTGACGGTACATCCTTGAAATGGAATTGATATACCGTAGGTTGCAGACGCACAAATTCCTCTCGGTCGGGAAGCGGTTTTCTACTCATAATTTTTTCATATTTATCATAATATGGTTTATAAAATTAATGTTATCGTTGGTCGCCATCACCAGCAATAACGTTTCGCTGCTTGCGAGAGGCCAGTTTTGCGAGGTTCTCTTCAGCCACTTCTTCGAACGTAACACCCATTACTTTTGCCAGTCCGGCCGTTTGCCAAAGAATATCGCCAATTTCAGAAAGCATAAGATGACGTTCCTCGTCACTGACATTCCACATCTGTGTATGCAGGATTTTTCCTTCCTCGTCGCGTTGTGTTGTGGTTATATGCAGCTTGCCCTTGCGCATGTGCTTGGCGGCTTTACTTGCAAACTCGCCCACCTCACCTACGAGGTTAGCAAGCATATAGAAGAGATTATCACTCTCAGGCAGACAAGTGCTCATTGCCTTGTCCTGATATTCGTTTAAAGTTAAATTTGCCATGATATATATGTTTAAGAGAATTACTTATGAATTTTAGTTTATTATTTAAAAGATAGTACATTTTCATTTTTCGATGCTTACACGATCATATACCTCACTCGCTGCACCTCGTCAAGCAAGTCGCTTGGCGAATCGTTGTTGAAGATTACCGCGTTGAAGAACGACAACGGCAGACGCTTGCGCTTCTTGTCGCGGTTCATACGTTCCTGCGACACACCTCGGCGCAGTCGGGTGCCTTCTTTTGCCGACACGCAAATAGAGAACAAATCTACTTTAGGAAAATTCTTGCGCAAGGCTCTCAGACCATCCTCGTCAATAACGTAAATAGCCTTGTCCGTCACCTGGTCGATAGTAGTCCAATACTCATAACCACCATATTGCGTATATGCTAACATCTTGTCGCGCGGCACGTCGCATTTCTCCACAAAGTGATGCTCTACGCCATCAATCTCGCCTTTACGCTTCGGACGTGTGGTATAAGAACACAACACTTTATATCCTCCCATTTCAGACAGCATCCGAGCCACAGTGTCCTTTCCTGCACCACTCGGGCCAGTAATTGTTATCAGTTTCATATCTCGTTTTTGTTTGAATTTTAACATTTGAGCAATCAGTAAACATGAAGTAAATACGCATAGGCTTCGCTTTTTGCGAAAATCAGGGCCTTTTTGCCATTTTTTGAGTTTTCAATTTAACACTTGTAAAAAGTGTTTATAAATAAGTCCATTCATTTTTGCTCCTTCAACTCACTCCAAACCCGCCTACATATCTGACGATAGGTTTCCTCTCCCAACGCTACCTTACAGGCATGAATGAGGCAGTTGTATGTCACGGTCTTACTATTTCCCAACTGCTGCCATTTCAGATTGGTCTGCGCTTCATTATATTTGGAGCTGCATCTTGATAGTTGGTGGAATAGTTCAAGTCCATACGGGTGTGAACGCAAAGCCCATCCTGCTTTCACCCAGTCGTCATAACTCTCGGTAATATTCTTCTGATTACCCACAAGTTCCTGCACGATAACCTCGACCAATCTGTCTTGCACACGCTGCTGGCACCAGACGTTAGAGTTGCTTTCTACTTGATAATCTACATTCGCAGCGTGCGAGCGATACGCTTGGCGTGAAGCCAAGGAAACAAGCTGAACTTGCTCACCTTCCAATCCCTTATAGGGTACCACCTTTTCATTTATATATATATGCTCAGGGTCGTCCCATGAAGCGAAACGTACACGACCGATGTTGCTGCAAGCCTTGTCAAGCGTAATGCCGATAGCAGCATAGTCTTTTAGCAGAGCTTTGAACTGATCTTTATGCCGTTCAGGATAAGCCAGTTTTACTAAACCGAAATATCCGCTACCAGAGCACGACCGCATCAGCAAGGCTATCTCAGGACGAAAACGGCATATCATGCGCACATTCTCAAAATTGCTCATTTGCGTATTGTCCGAAAGGTCGATGTCGATGGCGAGCCAGCCGGTATGTTGCTTTAGGTGAGTCTCCCTACGGCTCACCATTACCCGCTGTCCTGGATGTGTTAGGCTGTCATCCTCGTAAAGGGCAAACAAGCCGCTAAGAGTGGCGCCAGGCAAATGCTTCTTTGTGTCGATGTACTCCTGCATCTTCTTCGCCTTACTGCCAAACTCTTTGCGCATAGCGCGAAGGTGCTGCACATAGGGCTTCCATCTATCCGTAAGACAGAACTCGCGAATGGTCATCTGCTGGATGCACTCACCCGTTTCATAATCAACAAAGCGGCCCTCGGCATCGGTAGCTTCTTTATATACTGAGCATATCTCGTCGAACATATTTTATATGATTAGAAAACATAATCTTTCACCGTTGCAAATTTAATAATTATAATTGATAAAAACCAACTCTTACTATTGTTTTTAACTTTTATTTAATTCGCCTACAACTCCCACTATTGTTTTAGCTGTACGGACCTAAAGTTTAATTTTGAACTTTACATTCTCCAAAAGTCCAAATTTTAAACTTTGAGTCCATTTTTCAAAAAAACACCGAAAAATGAAAAGTCCATAAATCTGAAAACACAAAGTAAGTCCATAGAAAATCCACCTCGTGACCACCAAATGAATTTTTCAAAAAATGATTTAACTTTCTGATTTTCTACTACTTATCTATTAAAAGTCCAAAAATGGGGTATTTTTTTATATACCTATACGAGCGCAAACAACAAAAAATATATAAAGAATAGTAGAAATAAGGCATTTTATACGCAATTTTCTCTCTCATCAGCTGCCTTTTTTATCCATAAAACTTATTAAATGTCAACTATTTAAGCCATAGGCGTTAATGCTACTAACTATATTGTTAGGGTTAGGGAATTTTGAAAATGGGATAGAAAGAAAATTGGCGAAATTTATATATAGTAGTAGCGTTATTTAGTAGATTTTTGGACTTTTAGGGTGTAGATGTTACATAATGTCCGTGATTATAAGTGAGTTACGGAAATCTGTAGTTTTGGACTTTTGGGGACAGAAGTTTATTCTTGAACACACAAAAAACAGAGAGAAAATGCGAGTGAAGTGCAAAAGAAAAGGTCGCCTCGCCTAACGGCGCGACGACCCGATAAATGCTTTGCTAATTGCGAAAGATAGCGCAAGATAAATGCTTTGCCGCTTGCGGATTGCTGCAAAGGCAGCTGGCAAAAAAGGCTATTTGTTCTTCATAAACTGATTAGCCTTTGTCATGCTGTCATAGAGTTTTCCACGGCCATACATATCAATCCTCGCCTCGATAGGTTGCTCCAGGCGTTGCAGGAGCGTGTTTACGGCTTGCAGAAGGGCAACGTTGGTATTTGCTTGTGCAATAGTCAGTTCATCGCTTACAGAAGCTCCTGAAGCTACTGTAGGGCTTGCTTCGGCTATATTGCCAGCGTCGTAGGCACGGCGGCCTGAATAGTTGCGGTCGTAATTGACGAGAGCCTTCAGCAGTTGCGGATTGTTCATCATCATTGCCTGGGTTGTCTCACGTCCGATTACCAACTCAGGACCTTTCTCAGCCACAATAGATGGTTGTCCGTTGATGGTGGTGGCAGTGGGCTGAGTGAGGAGCGACACACCATCATGGGGTTTGCTGTCCTCGGTTGCCCAATAAAGACTACCATCATTGCCGACGAACGGACGGAGGTCTTGCACGTTGCCGGAATCGTAGGTGAGCATACCAGAAACAACCTTAGTATTAGGACCTTTGGTTGAATTTTTCTGCTTCTTGTTAAAAGCCGAACTTAACGCCCACTGCATCAAGCCAGTAAGAGTTGACATTACTACGGCTGCTGCAATAGGTCCAGCAATAGGTCCTAAAAATTGGAAACACTTACCAATAGCGCCAGCGATAGAGAACGTCATCTGCTGCTCTGCAAGGTCTGCATCCGCTTTTGCCTGCTCATCGTTGTTCTTCTGCTTGAGCTGAAAAGAAGTGTTCAGGAATGTTTCGGTTCCTGCGAGCAATCCCTTTTGCGCTAACTCCGTACCTTTGCTTTGTTCGTCATTGCCTTGCTCGGTTGACTTCGTGATATTCTTTACACCCTTGTCGGTAGCCTTCTCTCGGTCAGAAAGACCTTTTTTTACCTCCTTGGTAAGAGACTTTTGATGCTTATTTTCCTCCTTGAGCTGCTTATCATTGTCTTTAGAGCTCTTTCCATTGCCACTAAAAGAGGCGTTAAGGACAGCTCCCATTCCGTTTGCTGCAACATCAGATAAAGAGCCGCCACTTGTTACTACACCTGCGACCTCACCACCTACCTGTCCTACATATTGGGCAAATCCGTCGCGATCGTCTTCGGTAGAATAACCGTTGCGCTTTCGCCAAGCGCGGGGAGCACCTACGCGGTCACCGTTGGCGTTCTCATAATGATTGTCAACAATGCGCACCCACACGGGATTCTGCTCCGTACCAATATTGGTGAAGTCAGGCATAATGACATTAGCGTTGGCATTGGCACGAGCCGCGTCTATATCAGGTTGCGCGTTCGCCTTACCTTGTTTGGCACCAGCATCGTTGATGGCTTTCCACATTTGTGTGTTCACATCGTTAAGTGCCATCTTCGTCCAGGATTCAAGCATTGACTTGAGGGCAGACTTAATAGCGTCGTTTGCACTCTCGGCATCATAGCGCATTTCGGCAAGAGCCTGTCCTACGGCTGCACCAAAATTCTCAATGGGTTGCACAAGTTCCTTCATCTGCGAGAGGCGCGACTTCATAGCTGTTGCCATCTGATTAGCATAAGCAAGTTCGGCCTTCTGGCGAGCACGTTCGGCTTCGTCGATAAGCTGCTTGTTCTTCGTGCTACGTTCTACAAAAGCGTAATAGTCTTCAGCAACTTGCATACGCGCTTTCATTAGTTCTATCTCAGGGTCGGCTGTAAAGTTGGCAAGACCGAGATTAGAAAGAAGGTTTGTGCGCTTACCAAACATCTTGCTTTCGTTCTCCATCTTACGCAGTTTAGCTTGCTGGGCAAGATTGCGCTTGTTGGATGACCACCAAAAATCAACTATTTTCTTTGCGGAATCGTACTTTTTCTTCTCGGCTGCCGCGTAATCGTCCGAATACTGGATAAGGTTCTGATAAAAAGCCTTCCAACTCTCTTCGCTCTCACCCAACGATGTCTTGATACGAGCTGCCATGCCATCTGGATCATCGCCAAAGAGCATTTTCATCAACATTCCCCTACCCTTTGTAGTAGTAACATCAATCGTATAAAGTTGGGCAATATTTCGGCGAGCTGCCTCAAACATCTCTTCGATAACCTTCTTGCGCTTCTCGAAAGCCGAGTTGTCAAGGACTTCCTTACCGTCAACCATCTTCTTCGTCACGGTAGTCTCCTCCTTAGTAGGCGCGGCATAACCCATTTCATTGAAATTGTCATACGAGTTTTGCTGAACAATACCCGTATAGTCATGCTCCATCACAATCTTACGGCGTGCCTCCATCTGCTTGAACTGCATCTTCAGAAGTTCCTGCTCGCTGCGTGTGGCTTTTGCGAAAATTTGCGCTGTAATGGAGTTCATAGACAGGCCAAGGCTATTGCCAAACTGTTCCATGAGTTTGCGCAGGTTCTCGATGTTGTTTTTCAATATACCGTCAAGCAAATCCTTTGAAAGGTTTACACCCGTTTCATCCGCTTGTTCCACCATGTCAGCAGCCATCATTTTCTTTGCATCTTCCCACTTGTTTTCCTTGCCAGCCACAGCAAGACGCACCTGCGAACGGGCTATTTCCTTGTTTTGCTTAAGAGGGAGAACAAACTGTTTCTGTTCGGCTTCGTCCATATTAAGAGATATGGCTTGAGCCAACTTAGCATTAATCTGACGGTCGTAGTAGTTATCCACATCGTCCATAATAGCCTTCGCCTGGTCTTGCTTCTGTTTCAGTTTCTCACGCCAAGCACGCTCACGGTCACGCTTGTCTCGCTTTTCCTGTGCAATGGTGTCATTGTCGGGAGCATTGTTTTCAAGAGTACCAGGAGTTTCTTCGGGGTACGGGGTATAGCCTTTTGGAAACCATTTAGAGTAATTGTCTTCAATTTCCTTTGCTTTCGTCATTCTTCTTCTCGTAGAATTGGCATACCAACGAGAAGCAGACAATAGGGCAGGGTTTTTATAATCAGCATAAGTTCTGTACCCTACTTTATTCGCTGTATATAATCGTCCTTTCTTGTCTACCTTATAACGAAGTTCACTCATCATACCCGTCTGTAATATAGGTAATTTACTTACCAGGTAGCGATAAACAGTATTTCCATCTGCACCTTTACTTACCCATCGGTCTATATCATTAAACGTAACTCCATACATATCCAAGTTTGCGGCTTTTACCTGCTTCAACAACTCATTAGCAGCTGCATCTCTGTTCGCATCGAACTTCGGCAGAGCTTGTTGCTTTGCTTTCTCCATCATACGATAATAGGTAGCCCTCTGAGCTTCTTGCGCTAACTCTGAATAATGGTCTCGCAAATCCTTGACGCTCTTAATTTCAATGCCGAGGTTGGAGATGTACGAGCGAAATTCCTTGTTAAATCGCGATATTAGACCTTGACGTTCCTTTTGCGAAAGGCTCGACTCGTTCATCATTCGCTTGTAGTTTTCGAGTTTCTTGTTTAGATTTGCTGTTTCCACAGCAGCCTGACCAAGAGTATCTTTCCATGCGTTTGCCTGTCTCTCAGCTTCCTTCGCTGCTTCAGCAGCTTCCCTTGCACGTTGTGTATATCCATATATAGCTCCTGCCACGCCGATAATGACACTCGCGAGGGCTATCCAAGGATTTAACTTCATTGTCTTGTTCAACGTGCTTTGTGCTGCGTTAGCCGTGAAGAGAGCTCTTACATATTGATACATACCCTTTACCGCTATACCCAATGCCGCTCCGTATTGCCACAGAAGTTTCAAACCAGAATAAAGGCCCTGTGCAGCTATATAACCTATAATTACTGGAAGTAACGCTGCGACAGCTCTTAGAGCTACAAGAACCGCCTGTAAAGCAATCTGCAAAACACCTTTCAACAACGGGCTGTTTGTCATTGTTGCCGACATTTCATACCAAAATTCCGCCATACTCTTTACAGCATCCACACCATCGGGATTGACAAACGCTTTCTCCCAAAGGTTATTGGCCCTTTCAAGAATACCGATGGCCGACTGCTGCTGCATTGAGTATTCCTTGCTTACGGCAGTGGCTTCATCGAAAGCCTCTTTTGACTCGTAGAGATGATCCTTGAGAATATCCACGTTCTTTGACATCGTAACCATAGCAGTAACGAGTTGCTGACCGTCGGAGCCAAGGTCTTTGAAGATTCCACCCAAGGCGTTCATATTACCCTTGTCGCGCATCTTCTCAAGCACAAGCACAATGGCATCCATCGCGTGACCCGACGCATAGAGGTTCTTAATGGTCTCGTCGGGTATGCCGAGTTCCTTTGCAATAAGATTGTGGTTCTTCTGCAAAGCAACGATAAACTTACCCATAGCGGTAGAAGCCACCTCGGGCATAAGCATCATCGAAGAACTTGCCGAACCGAGGGCGAGCAACTGGTCGGTGGTGATACCCGCGGTACGAGCAACACCCGTCAATCGCTTTGAAAACTCCACGATGTCGTTGGAAGTAGATGTGCTCGTAGAAGACAACTTGAACATGGCAGAGCCTGTAGCCTCCATGGCCTTTTCGATACCCATCTTCGGGATAAGGCCCATCACCTCCACCATCTTAGAGAGTGCCGGCAACGCTTCCTCGCCCATTTCCTCACCAATGGCAACATTGATCTTGTCGGCTGCCTTTACAAACTGAGCCATACCCTCAACGCCATACTTGCCCATGCCGAGCTTCGCGCCCTGGTACGCGAGCTGTGCCAGCCCATCCACGGATGTTCTGGTGTCAATTTTAGCCAACTCAGTAGAGAGTTGTTTTACCTGTTCCATCGTCAGACCGCTGACTTTACGAATGTCGGTCAACGAACCCGAATACTCGAAGTTCTTCTTAATGGCAACCGTCACAAGTTCTTTCGCCTTATTGAACGCTGCAAACAATCCGACGTATGCCGTGAGGTTTTTCATGGCGGTGTTCCATGCCCCACCCTGCTTGTGTACCGAGCCAGTGAGTTTGTCGATTTGCTCTTGTAGGGTTCGCACGTCCTGCTGTCTCTTCTTCAGATTCGGGTCATCGGCAAACGTTTTGCCGAGCTCGCTTTTTGCTGCGACGAGCGCACGGCGCAAATCTTTGAGTGAAGTCTTAGAGAGATTATCGATGGCGTGTTTTACCCGTTCCTCGTTCGTGATATTCTGCGACACAGCCGAGTTGTACGAAACCAGTTCTTTCTCCAGTTTCTTAAACTCGCGCTTGCCTTGCTCGGTCGTTACATTGAGCGCAGCCATATTCTGTTTTATACCGTCAATGCGCTGCTGAAGCTCATCCATCACCTTTTTGGCGACGGCAGCATTGGCAGTTATGACGATTTGAGTTTTCTTTGCTGTAGCCATATTTAGTGTGTTTGTGTTGTTACATTATCTTTATCGGACTTGCTTCCTCGAAGGTGTTTATCAGTTTCACCTCGCCCTCGTAGCCGTAGAAGTCAACAAAATAGTTGGCGATGCGCTGCTGAAGGTGGCGAAGCTCCATCATGATGGCAGGACGTTGCGACTTGCCCGACTTGCGGTCCCACTTGCTGACGTATCGCGTCTGGAAGCGAGCCTTCTTGCCCGATTCTACGTCCTCGTATGTCGTTCCTTGACCGACACCCATATCCACAAAGCGCATATAGTCGTTGAACTGGAAAGCCATCGTTACCTTGCCTCCTTCTCCGGCTTCGATGATTCTTCCGGCAAACGATTTTGCACCCTCGCCAGTCGAATACCACTGACCCATCTCCTTGCGCTTCTGGTTGACGACAGCATATCCGTTATACACCTCCTTGGGATAGATACACTGTGTCATGGTGTTCACCTCAAGCTGATTGATGGTCTGCTGAAAAAAACGAGCCGCCACCCTATTGAAGGGGAATATCGGATTTTTGATTGGTTTACCCATATCGCATATATTATTAAAAGGTTAGGGTTCTTTCGGCACGATATACTTGCCGTTGCTGCCACACGCAAAGTTGTAGAGCGGTTGCAGGCTCTTCCAGTCCATGCCGACAACGAGCCATTGTCCAGCATAGATGTCGCCCACCAAACCGAAGGAGATGGAACTGGTGTCGATGCTTTGCAGCTCTGCCATCACCACGGCATCGTCGGCAAAGCTGCGCTTTGTGACGGGACAGCGGCCTGTGCGCTTCACTTCGATAAGCCATGCTATGAGGTCCTTGCAGTAGTCGGTGAGGTCGTTGGCCGTGCGCTCTATCTTGTTACCGTCGTAACGGCCAAGGGTCTGCGGCGTGTCCTTCACTTTGGCGAGAAACCACACCTGGTGAGAGACAGATGCCTTCTTTGCGTCAACGAGTTCGCCGGTGACCAGTACGCTGTATAGCATACACGGTGAGTGAACGATGTTGGCGTTTCGGGAAAAAATGTTCTCAAGGTCGATGTAGCGGATGCGGAAGAAACTTTGGTCTTCAAGGCGTTCGCTTTCCGGGTTGTGAGAAAGGGGCTTGTAGATGGAAGCCCAATGCTCAAGGATATTACTCATTGTCATAATGCTGCTAAACTTAAAAAACTACAAATTTCACGAATTACACGAACGTTCAATAATTCGCGGAATCCGTGAAATTCGTTATTGATTATTCTTTTGTTGTTTGCTCAGAATCTTCCTTATCTTTCATCAGCTCCTTCAGCTTTACGTTGAAGTGTCGCTCGGTCTTGTCTGCAACAATCTTTTGCAGCACTCTTGCCCAGGCCGCTCCGTTGCATGTGCTCTCGTTTTCGAGTATGCTGACGAACTGCACAAGGCAGTACATAGCCGTGAGCTGGTTGGCGAGGTGGGTGTTCATATAGCCGAGAATATTGCGGTCGAGATACGAAGCAAGGCAGATGCACATGATGAGCACCGAGAACGTCCACACCATCTTTGCCATCTTCTTGGAGCGCAGCTTACCGTCCATCTTACACTTCGGGTTGCGCTTTATCTCTTCGCGGTATTTTTGATAGATACGTCGGTTGCATCGCCACGCCGTATAGCAATCGATGATGAGGGCGAAGAAGCACACGTTGATAAAATTGATAGAGGGTTCGATGTGAACCCACAGCAAGCCGAGCACTGCAGCAATGGCTCGCGAAACGTAGAATGGATTGTTCATGTTTTGTGTTGTGTTTTTGTGTTGTTGTCCTGAATTTTTCTTCCACAAATTTACTGATAAACTGCTACGCACAGCGGACATGAGTTTAAGGGAAGAGTGAAAAATCCAAGAGGTGCGGGGAGATTGAGCATGTCCGTATGGGGAATGGGAAATATTGTAAATTTGGCTACATAAAACACAACACTATGTCAGGAATCACGCAAAATACATTGGCCCGCATCGACAAGTGGCTCTCCTACGGCACGAGTATGCAGACAGCGTTCCCGAAGCTGGAGCAACGCTACCGTATGCAAATATGCTCTGAGTTTTACAAGCGATGGGTGCAAAACAAGGACATCGACCCACGGACGGTGTGCCGCAATATTGCCCGACGCGACTATGAGATGTTCTTCCATCAGGCAGCGCAGGGCAACAAAGATGCGCAGGAGTATGTGCTTGCGCTGAAGATTACACTCGACGACGAGGGTAATATTTGTCCGCGCACGGTCACGGAGCTCAACAACGATGTATTGGTGTGCAACCATCTGATACGTTTCTTCCAGACAGACGAGAGTCCACGCCACAAGGCCATGTATCTGAGCAGTGCCGAGTGGTTGATACGCACGGGTAAACAGCAGAACAACGATCGTGCAGTGGATAAGGGTATGCAAGCCTTAGCTAATGTGTATGGCAACTTCCAGGAGGAGCGCGACGCTACGGATGAGATGCCGGACATGAGCCGCATTGCCATCACGCAGGACGTGAGCATCGTAAAGCGCGACCGTGTGAACTACACCGAGGAGGAGAAGCTGCGCATGGCTCGCAAGTATGGTCTTACTACCAAGGACCTGCAGGAGATAGAGGACGACGAACTGCTGAGTGAAGGAAAACCGGAGGAGCCGGATTACTTCGAGTATATGGAAAATAAGGACGAGGAGGATGTGATTAGACACGGGTACATGAAAGAAAGCAAATTGACAAATAATTCAGGGCCAACGGATGATGCGGAATGAGCGGAAACAAAATAGAAGTATCTCTATGATGCAAAGATAAATATCTCCTTGACGCGAGGAGAAGTATCTTCTTGATGCAAGGATAAGTATCTATTGCCAGTAGATGAAAGGCATTGTTTGATGCAAACAATAGACATAGTCTGAAAAATACCGATAAACATTATAAAAATATGGAGTTAAACATTACGCTTGCCGAAGCATTAGAGCGAGCTTCGGAAGGATTGCGAACCAAGATGCTTCACTCAGTGGAGCTGTTGCAAAAAGCAGAGAAGATTGTTCTGAACTATGATGCCGAGAATGGATATTACCTGGCGTTTAGTGGTGGAAAGGATTCTCAGGCTCTTTTCCACATGACTCAGTTGGCTGGGGTGAAATTCCGCGGTCACATGAACCTTACGAGCGTTGATCCTCCCGAAGTGATACGTTTCATAAAGAAGAACTATCCCGAGGTGGAACTGATAAAGCCTGGCAAATCCATTTTTCAGAGTGCCGTAGAAAAACAGATATTGCCCACTATGCGTGTTCGGTGGTGTTGCGCTGAATATAAAGAAACGGCAGGTGCTGGCAAGGTGACGCTAATCGGCATCCGCAAGGCAGAGAGTTCTCGAAGAGCCAAACGTAACGAAGTGGAAATAAATAACCGAAAGTTTAGTGGCGACCTTGATGGGTTAGACGAATACCGACAGGAACAGAAGGCTAAACGTGCTCGCCGTAAATCGAAAGGACAAGGCGTGAATATCACTAACGCTGATGAAGAACAAACTTTAGGCTGCATCCAAGGCAAAGAGAGTCTGCTTATCTCACCCATCATTTATTGGACGGGAAAGGACGTATGGGAGTTTCTTAACGATGTGGTGAAGGTTCCGCATTGCTCGCTCTACGATGAGGGTTGGCATCGCATCGGCTGCATCGGATGCCCTATGAGCTCGCATAAGCAAAAGAGGCTCGAAAACGCTCGTTACCCACATGTAAAACGAGGCTGGATTAAGGCGATTAAAGCCATCCGAAACGGGAAGGGGTTCAAAGAAGGATATGCGTGGTGGAATATACGCGAGGACATGGTACCTTCCGACAACGTCAGAGGATTGCTCAGAAAGGCAGATGCCGGCTACATCAAACATCCAGACCCATGCCACTGGCTGGGGATGCGAGGCGCAACAATGCCGACGTTCCGCATCTGAAAAGAAGAGGATGCGAACAAACGACAACTGGGAGAAAAAACAGAGGAATATGGAAACTTGCCGAAACAGGGCTTTCATCCAGCTCCTCTTCTGACCGCTTGACAGAGGAGCAAGAAAACGAAATAGCGGAAAACATCTACGACTGGTGGATTTCGGGCAAGGCATACAAACAATGGTATGCCGAGAAATTCCAACAGATGAAACTGGATTTGGGCGAATTTTAAAACAACATAAAACGATCACGATATGGCAAAGATTATCTATTTCGGGACAGAAGGAAACGGCAAGGCAGGACATTACCCTATGGGTATTGACAAAGACCTTACCAACGAAGAATACGAAATATGGACTGAATGTGACAACGAGACGTGGATCAATAACATCTACAAGAAACCAGGTCGCCACTTGATAAAACATCACGGCGTTGTATATACCAACTATGCAGTGCCGTTCTCTGTTGACGATGGAAGAGGAGGTTCACATACAGAAATATTTTGGGAGGGTTTACACTCAGAGGAGGAAATGATAGAGCTCATAAAGAGCAACCCCTTCTTGAAAAGACAATTTAAAAGGTAAGATACAATGATAGTAATAAAAATAAAAACATGGAAAGAATGGAAGAAAGACTTCCTTAATTGGGTTCAAGCACCTCGACGCAGTACTTGCAAGGAGTTCGTAGACTATATGGTGTCTTTGCAAAAAGAGACGCTCTACAAAACAATAAACGACACTTGCGATAAATACAACAATATGCGTGATGATCAGATCGAAGACATCACCGAAGCAGTAGAAAAATGCGTAGATGCTTGTGCTAAAGAAACACGTAAGTTTATCAATGATTGTCAGCCCGTAAAATTCTTCTAAGACTGCAACTCTCATTATAAACAACACAAACTCCACACAACATGAATAACAACATAAAAAGGAAAGACTGGGTAGGCGGCTCGGCTGCTGTGTTCAAGACGTTGGGCGCGAGCAACCATACGGATGCGGATAGACAGCGGGAGGATTACTATGCCACAGAACCGAAGGCGACGGAATGGCTGTTAAAGCTGGAGCGGTTTGAGGGAAGGTTTCTTGAACCTTCGTGTGGCGAGGGTCACATGAGTAGGGTGTTGGAGGCAGCAGGGTATGAAGTAGTGAGCCGCGACCTTGTAGATAGAGGTTACGGCGAGGTGGCCGACTTCCTTGCAATAGACAACTTGGCGTGGGACGGTAACATCGTCACAAATCCGCCCTACAAATATGCGCAGCAGTTTGTTGAGAAAGCTCTCAGCATCATCCCCGAAGGAAAGAAGGTGGCGATGTTCCTGAAGCTGACTTTCCTCGAAGGCAAGGCTCGACGCGCTCTCTTCCGCTCTACCCCTCCAGTTCGTGTTTGGGTAAGTTCATCACGGCTGAAATGTGCTATGAATGGCGACTTCGATAAGTACGGCAGCAGCGCAGCGGCTTACGCATGGTTCGTATGGGAGAAAGGGTATAAAGGCGAGACAACTGTGAAATGGTTTAACTGATAATTTTACAAAATAACAAAGCATGATAGAACTGAATAAAATATATAATGAAGACTGCCTGGAAGGGATGAAAAAGATTCCAGACGGGACGGCACCACCGCCATTGCAGCCTACCCTCTTCTGACAACACAACCGACAACAACACAAAAACAATACATGAGTAACAACCGACACAAATACTTCAACAAGGTGCCGCCGTTCAAGCCGAACCCTGAACACTACACTCGCAAACAGCGCTCATGGAAGGCGAAGGAGGCCTACGAGACGGAGGATGATGCTTGGGAGTTCTTGCAAGAGAATCCGAAGCTCAAAGCACAGGGATATACAGTGTATCGGTGCAGGACCTGCAGCAAATGGCACATCGGACATAAGACACACAGCGAATGAGTTTTTGCCAACGGATAACGCGAAGAACACGAAGACGAAAAATCCGTGATATTCGTGCTATCCGTTGGCAAAAAAATCATCGGCAACAATATATAAAATCAGGATAACAATATGCAGCAACCTCACCAAATCTATCTGACTCGCTTTCAGCAGCGGATGCTCCATATTGGAGCGAAGGACGAAACTGTGATTGCAGGACGACGCACGGGTAAGACCGACGGTCTTGTGGCACCGCGCGTCTGGGCTGTCAGCAACAGCATGCCGGGCATGCTGGGCGCATGGCTCGCCATTTCCCGACAGCAGGCTTTCTCGAAAACCATTCCTGGCACAATGGCGGCCATGGAACGTATGTTCGGCTTCGTGCTCGGCATCCACATGGGCTGGGGACGACCGCCACGTCATGCCAGACCGAGCATCTTCAAGCCGAAAAACTATGACAACATCATCTGGCTGGCTAACGGCGCTCAGTGGGCAGCAATATCACTGGCGCAGGTGGCAAGTTCAAACTCTTACACTTTTTCACACGCAATCTTGGACGAGGGACGCTTTGCTCCGAAAAAGAAGATTGACGAGGAGTTTATGCCTTCACTTTCCGGACAGACGCATCCGTTGGGCGAAATCAACTTCTCGGAATACAATCCGTTTTATCGCGGACGACTCTTTGTGTCGGATGCTTCGCTGACCGCTAAAGGTTCGTGGCTCGAACATGAGGACGAGAAGCTGGAACTGACCGTTGAGACGGGACCGTTCAAGGGCAAGACTTATCGGTGGGTGCAAGAACAGTTGGAGGATTATGCCGACAAGGTGATACGCTACAACGATATGCTTTACAATGCAAAGAAGTCGGGACATTCGGTGCATGTGGTGCCGGTAGAAGTAAAAGAGGATATTCGCGACACGGCTCTGAAGATGATGAAGCATGAGGGAGAGTTTCGTATCATGCCTAATCATGGCAAGCACGTCACGAAGGCAATGGTGGATATGGCGGTAAACTATAAGCTACTCTCCGTGGATGATGCCGAACTGGTTTACGACTATGAATATCTGATTACGCCTGGAGAGGATTTTGAAATGCAGATGTTCCTGCGCTCAAAGAAGTTTCAGGACGGTTATCTGCGCGAATTGCGCCGCGTAGGTTTTGTTGTGGAGAGAGCTTCTACGCTCGAAAACGTAGACCTTCTGGGTGAAGATTACATCCGGCAGCTCAAGCGAGATCTTCCGGCGTACACCTTCGCTTGCTCAGTGCTGAACATAAAGATGCAGAAGTCGAACGATGGCTTTTACTCTAATCTCGACATCGAACATGTTCACGGTTACGACCCAGGCGACTCTATAGACCCTCTCAGTCAGGCGAAATTCTCTACTGTCAAGGCTACGGGTATCATCAACGGACAGAAGATTACTTCGGAGAGTTATCAGCCGGACCTGAAAGAACTGTCCGAGCGCAACGACTCGCGCATGGATGCCGACTGCATCAACTCCCTCCCATTGTATATTGGGTTAGATTACAATGCTAACATAAATACGTTGGTGGTTGGGCAAATGTACGAGCGTGACGGAATGGAATGTCTGAACGTCATCAAGAGCTTTTATGTGAAGAACGAGCGCAAGCTGCGTGAACTGATTGCTGATTTCTCGGATTATTACGCACCGAAGCGAGCCATCAACCGCGACGTGACGTATTTCTATGATGCTACGGCGAAGCAGGGCGCGTCATACGCCACCACCGATGAGCGTTTCTATATGACCGTTATTGCTGAACTGGAGAAGCATGGCTGGAACGTGACAGCCATCGACATGGGTGCGCCGGAGAAGCACGACATCAAGCATAAGATTATCAACGATGGCTTGGCTCACCTCTCCTACCCTGCCATCCGCATCAACCAGCCGAACAACCCTGACCTTATCATTGCCATGCAGCTGTGTGAGGTGCAGATTGCGTATAATGGTTTCCACAAAAATAAGAGTCAAGAAAAGAAGCCAGAGAGTGAAGACACGCTACCCTTACAGCAACGTACCGACTTCACGGATGCCTTCGATACGCTGTATTTAGGTTGCAAGTTCTTCCGTAGCGGTGGCGGTTGGTTTGTTTTGCCAAGTGGAAGATAATGGGAGTTTTGCGTTTTGATATTTGCATGAGAAAAGCGAAGGGCAGGCGTTATCACAACGGCTGCCCTTCTAAACAAATTGATTTAAGAAAGTGCTAATATTAAATTGTTTCGTTTTCTTCCTTTTCGTCTGCCAGTATGCTTTTCACATACCTTACGACACGTTCATATTCTCTGCCCGACCTTTCACTGTCAGCATAGCCTTTCTTTATCAGTTCCTCGCCCGTGCCGTAGAAGCATCCGACTCTCCACATGTTATTTGAACGAGTCCAGGTAAAGTAGCGGCCACTACTCCATAAATCTCTGAAGGTAATATAGTCAGCATGATCTCCGACCTTAGCATCACCACCGACCGTAGCGTGATCGCAGACATTTGCTACGCCATAGACGCAAGCATTACCAAAAATCTTAGCATCGCCAAAAACTTCGGCATCATCAAAAATTTCGGCATAGTCGCTAACACAGGCTTCTCCAAAGACCCATGCGTTGCCATAAACCGTAGCGTGATCGCATATTTTTGCTGAGCCATAGAGCCTGGCGCAGCCACAAATCTTTGCATGATCACAAACATCAACATGTTCATTAACCATAGCATTGCCATAAACACGGGCATTACCACGAACCTTCGCATTACCAAAGACCTTAGCATTGCCATAGACACGGGCATTGCCAAATACCTTAGCATTATCATAGACATAAGCATTTCCATGTATCTCAACTTTTCCACAGACTAAATCCCCTCCAACTACCCATGCTTTGCCTGTATGGGACAGATTTTCCTCCTTCTCTATCCATCCGCCAAGATCACCAGCCTTAACATCAGAGAAGTCTCTAAGCGCCTTGATCCGATGGAGCGTTCTACCTTCAACAATGATAGCTTGGTCTGTTAATTCATATTTCTTTTCCATAGTTTTCTTTGCATTAAGATTAAAAAACGAAGGACAGGCATTATCACAACGGCTGCCCTTCTAAACAAATTGATTTTAAAAAAGTGCTAATATTAAATTGTTTCGTTTTCTTCCTTCAACATATCATGTCGTAGTCCCATGAGCCACGACTTGAGATTAATGTAATGGTTGTTGTCGAGGTTGGCATCACGCCACTCGGCATATTCGTCGTAGGTTAGACCATTCTCGATGATGCGCACCATGTCCTCTGGATTCAGCACGTCGGTTTCCTCAAAGTCGCATGCTCCACCTACTTCATCTCCTATCCAATTCCAATTTCTGCAACCGTCAAAGAGCTGCATGTTGACAAAGATCGCCAAGCGATTGCATGCCGTTCTAAACATCTCAATCGTGCCTAACTGAGACGCATTTAGTTCTTTCATATCCATATTATTTTAATGAGAAACAAATCAGTCCACCACTGTTAAGTCGTGGCGGTTAAGACTCAGGTTTATCATATAGTATATATTTCACATCGTCGTACATAGCCATTTCCACCTTCTCTCCATCGAAATGTCCGAGGGCCAAGAGCTGCCCACTCTCTTCTGTGGTATCTTGTGCCGACGGAGCACTGGCACGGACAACGAATATGTCAAACTCCTTGATGTAGTCAAGCTGCTCAATGGGCAACATAGGCAAATTTTCTCTTGCTTCCTGTCGAATACGCATAATGTCGGCTTTGGTGAGGTTGGCAAACTTGCGCTGCGCTTTACGCACAGCCTCAGTCTCTACCTTTATACGATGTGTTTCATAGGCTTCGTCAATAAGTTGAGTATTCTGCCAAACAGCGATTTGATTGAGAAATTTTAGAAAACCTTTTCGGCCCTCGGCAAGTTTTAATAATGCGACAGACTCTTCAATAATAAGTATATTGTCTTTGCGTCGCCAAAAAATCAAACCATGCCTTGCCCATTTATCAAGGATTCCTACCATCTCATGCAGGTTGCGAAGGTTTTGCAGAGCTTTTTTCAGCTGCTTTTTCTTGCTTCTAAAAGGATTCCACATAATATTTTGTTTTTAATGCGTTATAAATCTCGTGCCATCGACTTCGAGCACAAGAATGTCGTTTACAACTCTTATCTCACCACTCTCCACAAACTGCACCTTACGCTGATGGCGCAAGGTGTCAACCGAGAGGCAGACGCAGGTTCCCGTGTCTACATGCCCCGTCTTTGTGAGGAACTTGATGTAAAACGGCATACGCTGCACGTTACGCGCCGTTTGGGGTGGGTTGAAGCCCGTAACACGCTGTCCCGTGCGAGGGTCGTTCCATTGCCATTTCTCCATATAGCGGCGAAGCTCAGTGTAGGATTGTGTTATGCTCATTTTTGAATATTGAATATTGAATTTTGGTTTTACTACTCCCGTAACGGAGGAAACTCAAGGTGTATAAACCTATCAATTTCTCGGTCAGTAATATTTTTTATACCTCCAGCAAACATCTTCTTGCGATGGCGCAGCACATCGGGGAAAAGAATGTTCCGAAGAGGGTCGCCCCAGTCGGCTGTAGAACTTGATATGTACGATGAATGAAAAACAAGCGTATAAGAAGCCAAACGCACCTCAAACTGTGGGTGGTCGAACATCGGGCCATTTAGCGTTAAGGCCCTGCCTTTGTTGTAGAGCACCATGTGACTGCTCAGCTCGCTCACGTCGTCGCTTTGCGTATAAATAATGCGGTCGGCATAATCGCTAAGATGTCTTGCTATGAGCGAGTCGCACGAGCGATAGGTAGATAACACGAGATGAGTTATCCATCCTCGCTCAAAGCATTGCTCAAGAAACATAAATGTCTCTTGCTTAGGCAAAGGCATGGTGAGCACCATTACGTGAGCGTCTATCACGAGGTGGCTCACTGCCTTATAGAACTTCTCCACCGTCACGTCGCCATGAGTGTAGAACGTGAGCTGAAAGTGGGGTGCCTGAAGGACCGCCTTGGGCAGCTTATTGTCTACGCAGCAAGGCGGAATGAAGAGGAGAGTATCGTCCATATTTGAATTTTTATTTTAATCGTTCAAGAGCATGGGCATGCACAATGTCATTACCTTTGGTGCCGGAGCATCGGCGGTGATTACTACGGCGTGCGAAGCGTCGAGCAACTGCATGCGTATGGTGTCCGACGGAATGGAGTTGATACAGGTTTGAAAGGCTGTTGACTTCAAACCGATACGGAAGTTGTCTTCACACTGGGCATCGGCTATACACACATGGTCTTCGCCCGACACAGCAAAGTCTATATTGCTGGCCGACACGGTGAGGAACAGACCGTTCTTCTTTATCTCAACGAGGTTGCTTGCATTACTTGAGAACAGACTGACACGGCGCAGGATGTCGAGCATTTCCTTCTTGTCGAACACTACATAGAACGGATTCGACTTCGGAATAACGGCGTTGTAGTTAGGGAATTTGCCCTCCATGTGCTTGCATATCATTTCGGTGTCGCCCGATTTAAAGCGGATGGTATGGCCGTCGTTCTCAATGGTGATGTCATCACTACCATCGAAGGCCGAGAGTGTGTGGAAATAGTTGCGGTGGATAAGCATCTTGCTGGGGGTACCACTACGAAAAAAGTCGCTACCTCCCTTTGCTGGGTCGTTGCTTTGCATCATCTTAACAAGAGTTTGTCCGTTTGTTCCAACAAATACTACCTCTGAACGGTCTTCGGCTACGTCGATGCAAAGACAGGATAGCTGCGGCCGAAGTTCATTGTTACAGACAAACTTATCGGCTGTGTCTACAACGGAATGAAACAGCGACATCGGAAGACTGATTACTGACGACTGCTCGGCTTTCGGCTGTACCATCTGAGGGTATTGACCTCCAAAGAAGAGGTACATCTGCGCCTTACCTGGTTTCACATTGTCCTCGCTGCTTGTGCAATATTCTACGGTGAACAACTGGCTGTTGTCGGGAATGTCGAAAGTAACTACACAATCGGGTAATGTACCTAACAGAGCGCTGAGCATCTTGATGGGCAGCACGATGTCGCGGTCGTATGTGCCATTACAAATGGTGAGAGGTGCCGGAATAGTGAGCTGTGCCTCGGTGGTTGATGATGTGAAGAAAAATTGTTCACCCTTGCGGGTCAACAATACGTTGTCGAGGATGGCGATAGCGTTCTTAGAACCAATACACTTTGCCGACTTGTTTAGGGCAGCGTGTAGGGCTTTGGATGATTGAGTTTGTAATTTCATTATATTAAGTTTTAAATTTAAGTTTTAAAATTAGAAAGGTAAGTCTTCATCGTCTGCCGGGTTGTAGCCGCCAAGATCGACTCCACTTGCTTCTGCTGGTGCAACATATCCGGTAGCTGCTCCTGCTACGCCTACATTCGGTGTGGCGTATGGTGAAGGCTGCTGTGTTGCCTGTGGCTGGTAGAGCATAGCCAAACGCTTGTTCATACGCTGACGGATAGCCTTAAAGAGGTGAGTATTCTCATCGGTGGGGTCTTGGTTTACAATTTCTGGGTCGCGCTCTTTGTTGGCTTCCTTCACTTGCTCTACGAGCTTCGGAAATTTCCGCGCAATGTCCTTAATATAGTCAACCGAGAAAGACATCTGCATTTCGTGTGTCGGTACGGTCACGTTGCTGTCGCCACGCTCCATAGCAGCCTGGCGCACCTTTGCCTTGTACTGCTCATTTAGCGGCCAAATGTTTACACGTAGCTTAGCCACTGTGCGTGTAGGATCTTTAGGAGCCTGACTCACTTTAATTTCGTTCAAGTCTGTAGGTATGCAGACATACACTCGTTCAGGGTTGTTCTTATCAATACCCTTAAACACCTGCGCTCCGTTCAAGGAGAGTAGTTCGAGGTTTCCGTTGAAACTTGCCATTTTGTTTTTGTTTTTATTGTTTATGTTTACTGTTTACTGTTTAAAAGAGTCTCGCCTTGCTGTCGCTCATATCGTCCATCGTGCGCACCTTATACCATTTCTTCACTCGGTTCTTGGGTGCATATACCTTTGACAGCCCGATAAAACTACTACAAGCGAGGTGCAGCGGACTGATGTTTCCGCCAAACAGAGGTGAGCTCTCTTCTCTGCAACTGCATTTTATGTGATCGTAGGAAATGCAGCTTTCGCATCTGGGGGGGTGAATGTTCGCATAGCGTATTATATTATTTGAATTTTGCTTTAGAAACAAAAGAAGGGTGTACCACTTCAAAATACTCTATTTGTTCAATATCGTCAATAGAATAACTCTCGATGCAATATTCGTCGAAGTACTTGCTGGGCTCTTTCCCTATTGGATAGTCCATAATGGTTTTTCCTTCTGCATCAATCTTGTCATAGTCTACATAGCGACCTTTGCATGGTGTAAACTTGTCAATGTTTTTAGGGGTAAATACCAACAAAACATCATAACAAACAATCCCATTCAGCCGGCGAAAATCCTTTTTAGCCTGTTCTTGACCACCAATCCCGAAACAGAATCCTTTTGCCGTACTTGCTGTACCACGAGTTTTGCTGTAGTCAGTAGTATTCTTTAATATCTCTCTATGAAACAACATAGATATTTCAACAGAAGACATGTAACGATATAATTTCATACACTATAAACATTTGAAGTTATACATTGATTTTCTAATCAGAACGGCATATCCTCCTTTATATCCGGCGCAACAGCCGTAGCTGTTGTAGCTGCCGCAGGTGGTGCCATTCGCCTACCCTGCTTGCGTGTTTTGTTGTTCTCCCAACGTTCCTTCTCCTCGTCGGTGAGCGTGATGATGTTGCCATCGTCGTCGCGATAAGGCAGAGGGTCGGGCTGCTCGGCATATTGCTTTGCAATGCGTTTGAGCTCTCGATAATCCTTCGGTATCGCATCCTTGCCAGGGCGGAAGAAGAAGAACACGTGCTTTGACGTTTGGAGATAGCGGATATATTTCGGCTCGATGGTGTTGTCATTCTCCCACTCACGACCGGTGAAGTATTCCTGCGTAACCCATGCCTGTAGCTTGAAACATTTGCGCTGCTTGTCGCTCTCGTTCTCAAAAAGGTGCTTCGGGTTGCAAGTGATAGACATATTTTCACAATAGTCGTATATTTTCTTCTTGAAGGTAGCACGACTATACTCCTTACTCTTACCTTCAGAAGCGTCTGCCCAATCGCGCATAAACTCGTTGAACATATCATCGGTGCATATCGGCACACCATACACCTCATTGCGAGAGAAGAACCACTCGAAGTAGCGCACGATGCTCTCGGTGAGCTTCTGCACCATCTGACGGCGGCGCACATTGCCTTGCGGTGCAATGGCAAAAGTGTGGTAGCGCATCAGAAACTGCACAGCTAAGGCGCAGATATAGATAGCTTGGTTGCGGTCGGTGTCGGTCAGTTTGGCGGGGTCTGTATCAAAACGCTTCATAATGTCGGATGGTGATCGTGCCGGCTGTCGCTTTTGAGGATTCTCGCGAGCAAAGCGGTCGGAGAAACTAACCAGAGGAAAACGACCTATTGTAGAAGGGTCGTCATCGCTCAAAGGACTGTTGCTTGTTATGACGTACATCGGCGAGTCTTCCATCTTGAGACTAACGGGGTCGCCAAATTTCTTTTCAACCTTCGTACCCTTGGTAATCTTGTTGTAGAAGTATTTAAGCGGAAAGTTCTTCTGCTTGTCCTCCCAGTGTACAACACGATACTTGCCGGGATATATGAGCAAGTCGGAAAGACAGAACTTTGCATCGACAATGGTAAGAAAGTCTTTCATATCGACACAGAACACATTGACAGCCGAACCAACCACGAGGTTTACCAATACCGACTTACCACTACCACCTGAGGCTTGCTTCTCGTCGGCAATATTATCTTCAAGAAGATAAGGGCAGACGTTCTGCATCCCTTCCCATGAACGGTAACATAGCCTACCTATACCCGAAAGCATATTGGCGAAATGGGCGTTCATTACAGCTCGCTCGTCATCAGTAAGTTTCTCTTTGCTACGTTGCACGTCTCGTTCTCGTTCCCAAAGGGTGTTTGAGAAACCGCGCACTATACGCAGGATAGGCCAAAGGTCTTTTTCTTGCTGTCCTTGCCAGTTTACATCCCAACGATAAGTCTGCGCCCATTCCATAAGGTCGCCACGCATTTGTTTTATCTCGTCGTAGCTGAACACTGACGACCCGTCCTCATTCTGCATCTTCTCTTTCTTGTCTATCGCTTCCAGACGGTCGCGGTATTCCTGTCGCTCAGTTATAGTAAACGGTGTCTTGAACACTCGCATCGTGAAGTCATACGGCTTCTTGGCAAGCGATGGAATAAAAAAATTGATGTCATCATAAGACACCGTGCGGATGCTGTCGGGTGTTATCTTCAATGCTACATTGTTGAAGTAGAAATACTCTGTCTTGGCATCAAAAGCATCGGCAAAGTTTATCACCATGCTCTGCAAACCTCCGGCAGACTTCTCCGTGAAGACCTTATCCACCATGTTTGCACAGTCTGACATCAAGCGTCGCTCGTTGTCGCTATGTCGCCATGCCTGTTCTATATATTCCAAAAGCATTGTCTTTGCTGCCTGGATAATACTCTTTGCTTCGATATACTCCACGAAGCATTTGTTCAGGTGGATATACTGTCCTACGAGGTCGGTGCTCTCAGGGTCTATCATTCGATAATATCCGTGAGCGGTCATAAAGAGCCACAATCGCGTAGGCGATACCTTGCAGGTAGGTGGTTTGGGCTTTCCACTTCGAGGATCACGCGGATATTCTATCTCAAAAGGTTCCGTGTTCCTGGCTCCACGCAATCGGGAGTAAAGCGGCAGACGCACATCATGGTCGAACTGAAAATTCTCTTCTGCGTTCATGGTGTACGTCAGCATATAGTCGCGCACGCTTCGGGGAGAGCAGCCATATAACCATTGCCAGCGTCGGCAATAACGTGAGCGGAAACCTTCGGGCAGCATTGCATAATACAACGTACTGAACTTGGTGCATATCGCTCCACAGTCGCGCTGTGAGGCAATGTCGTTAGGGTATAGGATGATGACGTGCTCGGCAAAGCGGTTCATCTTCTGATATTGCACAGCACTGAAATCAAGATTCTCCCGTTTCCACTCGCCACGTTCGATATACCAGAAGTTTCTGCGACCAATAGAGAACGCAACATGATACCAACAAAAATCTTGGAAATGCTGGTCTTCTATTTTGTCAAGGCGCAGGGAGCGCATGGCATAATACACGCTCAAAGCGTCTTCGGGGGTGCGACAAAAAACGATGTTGCGAGCCTTTATCTCGGCAGTGGGTATCTTCTTCTTTTCTTGCTTGAACGTACCCTTGCCCACACCGTCCTTGTCTTCACGTTCCACCCATATTTCCTTCTTCTCGGTGTATTTTTCCGTTGGCTCAAACTTCTGTATAGCAGCATGAACGGCTGTATTGTCGCTCTTGCGCTGATCCATTGCATATACAAACACGTTGTCGCCCATAAGCCACTTGCTCACCTTCCTCACGCTGTGCTCCTCGGCGGTAGAGAACACTATCGGCTCACTCCCTGCCATTGCCGGGCGGAAGAAGCATCCGAATGAGTTCTGTGGCCCTATCTCTTGCGAGGCAAAGCATACGAACAGCGGGTTCCATGGTGTGCCATGAATAATCTCGCTCACATGTTGCCCGTCGCGTATCACATCAGGCAGCGTCACGCTCAGAAGAGAATAGATACGGAAGTCTTTGTTGAGCATGTCGGGTGTAAACGTACTGCCAAAGCCGAAGCGAGGCAGCCCCCTGTCGAGCGTCACCTCACACCCAAGGGCTGCAAGCTCTTGTGGCGAGAAGTCGGTCTTCGGCATGAAAGAGAATGTCTCGATGGTCTGCTGTGCCTGAGTACGGTAGTCCATCTTGGCAAACACCTCTGGGAAGGCACGGCGCACCTCGTCGGTATCGCCATACACATCCCTTACGAGCCTTTGGCAGATGCGCTGAAGACTATATCCGTGCATTGGAAGATTCATCTTGACTGCGTACAGTTCGATGGCTCCGTAGCCTGTTTTGCCCGTGCGGGTGCATTTCCATTTCACGGCACCATGCTCTGCCATTCGGTTGTCGTCAACGCCCACGCCAGAATACAGTCCACCTCGCTCATTCTCGAAAATAATAAAGTGAGGTGTCTGCTTGACATCGGCATCCGCGTCCTGTCCATTCTTGCAGATAGGACAGAAACACGCGGTCTGACCTTCGATACGCTGCTCATTTGCAGGCTTTACAAGAAGGTGCAGGTCGATGTTAGCGAGGCGATTTATGATAGGATGGAAGAACATAGTGTATAATTTTAAAAGTGACAGCCGACGATGTGCCAAACTTCTTTCAGCCGCGCCAGTTCTCAGGCTTAAATTCTTTACTGGCGAGGATTTATAGGAGGGCATTGCTGCTACCTCCATCGTCGTGCTGTCCTTTACTTATTAAAAAAGGAAGACTGGCGGTGATGTTCCTACATATTTAACAAAGCAGTCGCTCCGACGCTCTTAACTCCATATACGACTGTTGTCATATACAACGAGACGTTACCGTTCCCGTCATCACCGCCAAGGTCTTTCTATTTTCTTTTTGTTTTACATTTGTTTTTGTTTACTATAAGTTCAGAAACGTTTCGGTGCGAAAGTGTCGTATGGTGCAGTTAGCCAAGTTCTTCATGCAACTAATCAGCATCAGCACAAACTCCTTAAACGAGATAAAGCTCTCGTTTAGGCCGATTATCTCCACTGCCACACGCCAAAAGCATTTGCCGTTCTTCACTCGGCATGAGTGCTCATTCTTTATGATTATATTACCTATATTTCCCTGCATCATCGTAAACAACTTCTGACACACGTCTCTCACTAAGGCAAACGGCGCATGGAAAAGCAACACTTTGTTGTCGCTGTCATAATCGCGCACGGTCTCCGTATAAGCTATACGGTGTAGATATTCTCGATGCGTAGGTAGTCCTTGCCTTTTGTTCTGACGATTGGGAATGTAGGGATAGTTCAGATATTCATGGTTAGACATAGTTTTACCCTTGATGTTTCAAACATTGCAGGTGCTTCATCATCTGCCATGTGGAATATATACTACGTTGGCAATCATAGATCGGTTCATGCACACTACCCTTACCTTCATATTCATCTACAAGTTTATATGCAGCTTTCTCGTCAAAAATATCTTCAGCAAGATTGCATATTATGCGAGCACCCTCAAGGTAGAATGTACGATGATCGCGGAAGTGGGTATAATTGACAGAAAAATCTATATGATACTTATAACAGATGTTGCGCAAGATAGCAATGTCAAAATCAGAACCTTGCGACCAAAGATAAATATCTTTCTCACCTTTGTCTTTTTTGACATCTTCTATCCAATCAAAAAAATCTTTTACAGCAACCTCAATAGGGCGACAAGGTAAATCATAACCATCACTGCTCAACACCGACGCTTTTACATCGTCACTCTTAGTTTCCCACCATTCTGCGGTCTTACTATCAAACGTGAAGTTGTTGACGAACATACCACGAAGATCAATATGGCACGCGAAGGAGCAAGAAGGGTCTTGCACGTTCTCTTTTAGCTGAAAGAATGGCGTTTTTATGTTATTGCGGTCCCAAGCCATGGCACCTATAGACATAACTGCTGCCGTAGGACATAATGCGCAAGTCTCAAGGTCAAATGTAATATCAAGCATATTTTTAGTATATATTGGTTAATTATTAGCAACATCAGAAGTAAGAAGTTTCTTTATACCCTCCCTCTCCCATGGCTTCCAGTTTTCCGATTTGAAACGCTTTATCACGGTTGCAGCACTCATCCCTCGCTCATTCATATAAGCGATGAACTTGTTGCACATTCCCGCGTTTACGCGCTTTAAGCACGAATAGAAGATGCCAGGTTCGTTGCTATGCGCCAAAACGTATAAATACCCTTTGTCGCCATCCACCATCTGCGGATCATTCTCGTCTACATATTCCAACAAAGAATGTGACACGTCGGGCAATAGTAAAAATTGACGTTTACACTCGTCAATGCCTTCAATCTCCCATCCTGAAAAACCATTCTGAAAGAAACGGAGGTAGAAAGTGGAGAGCTTAAAGCCCTTCTTTGCCAATGTAGTGAACAGAGCCCTTTTGTCATCAACGGTCATATCATCTATCTGCAACGATGCGTATGGTTTTGTGATTTTTTCAACGATTTCCTTGGTCATCTAATTCTTATTTCTTAAATTTGGTGCAAATATAATTCTTAAAATTGAAACAACCAATTCTTAGCATTGATTAAATCAATAGTTTTGCATTTTTTAATATTTAAATATTTTGTATTAACACTTACAGTTATGAAGTACGCGTACAATTTCTCTTTTCTAAGTGAATGGCTTGAGGCAAACCCTGAGATTCCAAAAGGCGAGATTCTGCAAGCCCTCGGAGCCAAGTCTAACAATCGTTTTAAGGCGTGGGTTAGATGCGAAGGACCTATGCCCATTATTAGTATGCTTCGGTTCTGCAATGCTTTTCAGATTCCACTTTCTGCCTTCTTTCGTGATGCCGAAGCGGACGCGGACGGTGCCGTTGTGCCTAGTATGCCCACAGCAAATGACATACTTGAACCTGCGCAGGGCTACGCAAGCAGTTCTGACGAGCGTCAGCACGGTGAGCGTTCTATCCTCAATCCAATGGACGTGCGTATTATTCCGTCGGTGGTGCCAGGAATGGTGACGAAGCCGAGAGAGAAGGACAATCCGCAAAAGTCAGAAATTCCAGTCGACAATACCGTTGAAGAAAAGGGCGCAACTCCAAAAACTAACGACAATGTTAGTGACGCTAATCTTGCAGCTATCGTGGAATTAGAGAACAGGCACATGGATCAACAGCGCCAACTGCTAAATGTTATTGCCGAACAGCAAAAGCAAATAGCCTACCTCACTCGTATGCTCAACGAAACGAAACGCTACAACAACATAAAATTAGACGAGGGCTATATGGTTGCCGACCATCCTACAGAAGAATGATATATAAACAAAAAAGCGTTACCTATCCTCGCGGACGGGTAACGCAAAAACTTAAAACTAAAGTAAAAAATCTAATTATTAACCAAATTTTTCTGTTTTATTTCTGTTCGTTGATGGCTGCCATCTTGCGACGATAAAACTCTTTTTCTTCTATCTTCGTGAGTGTCATGTCGGCGCTTACATACGGAATGTCGGCATACCAATAACCTTGATGCAAGAACACAATGGGCGTGCTGTTGCCAAAGGTCATAGGCAGGGGCAGATTGTCTTTCGTGCGCTTCGGCTGTAGGTTGAGTATGCCAAACAGTTCTGCCTCACTCACGACTTGCAGGGCATCCATCTCTTTCTCTAAGTCGGTGTTTTCCATGGGAAAGAAGAGCACACGTCCGTCTGGCAATACTTCCTTGTCCCATCCGTCACGTTCAGTGGGGTCGGCAAACTCCACGGCTCCCACTCCACCTGCCATACCAGCAGGCGATTCATAATAGCTCGAGCATCCTTGTTTTTCTACCCATTCACGCGCCTTTTCTTCTGCTTTCTGACAACGGTGCATGAATTTATGTAACTCTTCGCCTACCTTTGTTGTAGCCGAAATCTTGTAATAATAATGAGGTTTCTTCATTTCTATACTTATTAATCATTAATTATTAATTCAAAAATCATCGTAGCGCGGTATATATAACTGGTTCTCCACATTCATCATCCTTCATCTTAAAGCCTCTCGCAGCCAACTCCTGAAGGTACAATGCCAGCGGGTCGCCCAACGGACACACCACTGCCTTAAAGTACGAGCGAAGCTGATAATCGGTGAACATGTCGCAGTCTTCACGCCAATGGTCGAGCGGCTTGTATTTCTCGCAGAAGGCTTCTATCTTTGCAGGGATAACGAAGTCCTGTAGCGTCACTTCCGGCTGCTCTGAGATTTCAACCATTTCTCTGTCTTGTCTTTTAGCCATGATAAAAATCCTAAGATATATAATAATACAAATGCCCAAAATGCAAGCTCCTTCAGAGCTTTCCACATGAAGTCTTTAAAAGAAGTGTCTTTTATCTCTTTTGTGTTCTTCTCCTTCTCCACACCCGTGCTGTCCTTCTTCGCCCAGTGGGTGCCAACGTTCAACTTATTACTCAACACAAGGCTGTCTATCGTGTGCTGCATCCGTGATATAGTCTCTTCCTGGTGCTTCATCCGTGCCTTGTATGTGGCGTTACGCTCATAGTCGCCCTTACGGTGTACGGTTCGGTCGGTGGTGGTGGTCTTGTTGCCCTGGGCATCCGTGCTCTCAGTCACTCTCTCGGTAATAGTTTCCTCGTTGCTGCCCTTGTCGGTCATGCTGCCAGTGGTGTGTCTCTCGTCCGTGGTTGAAACGGCGTTGCTATCCGTTTTTGTTTCTGTTTTTGCCACGCTGTCATTAACGATGGCAACGGCGCTATCACGCTGTTGCTCACTACTCCCCTGCTCCACCTTACGTGAAGCAGCACAGCCCATAAGCATGATTACAGCCATAAGCCATAACATAACTGATTTGATTTTTCCCATATATATGTCTTATTGATTTACGCCTGTAAAGTTAGAAAAAGTAGCTTACATCAAACGGACATACTAAAACACCGCCTACCCTTGGGAATGGGTAAACGGTGTAAAGCTATTTATTTTTTTACAATCTTATATTTCAGGAATAATTTTTTGCCGAATATCTTAACGGCGCATTTTTGCACATGGGTCAAAACGGCAACATCATCGAAGTGCGTCTCTATCATTGTAGATAAAGCTTTATTCATTACTTCTAAACAAATATACTTACCATCATACGACAAGAACCGAGCTTTCCGCAAGTCGGCTGCAAGGTCTTTGTCTATCAAGCACAAAAACTGCTGCCATTCCTTTTCACCTGGGTTCACTTCCTCAGCTTCGGCAAAGGCAAAAGCCTGCTGTCGCGTTTGCGGCTTCACGCTATGCTGCTTTATCCACTGCTCCATAATGTAGAATACGAAATCCTCCATAGTGCCACTCCATCTATGTGGCTGCTCTACAGCCTTTGGTACTCCGTTATAGGCATACGTTTTGAAATCGTTCCAAAGGTCTTCGGGAACTTCAGAAACAAACGTTTTGAGCCGTTCTTCGTCGAGTGTGGGATATAGCGACATCAGCTTAGCGCACAAACGCTTTTCTGACGAACCACGATGAAGTTCCAAGTCTCGTGCCACACCCAATGGCGTGCGCTTGATATGAAACTTTATCTTTTCAGGATTGCCTCGTTTTGTGCTACCTCTATAAATAGGTTCATATCCTTTTTTATCGGGGTCGATACACGACAGCATTATCTCTATCTTGTTTTCCTCGCACAGCCGTTCCATGTCGCCACGTGCTACATCCAACACCTGTTTTCTAAACTGTGAGAATTTCTGATATTTCTCAGTAGTCACAACCTTTGCGGGTTGAACATCGTCGATTTTCTCAACGTCTACTTTGAACATGCCCAAAGCCTCTTTTATTTCACGATAATCTATAACAGGGTGCATCTGTCCTTTGCTCGCATACTTCATCAACAGGAAATAAAGACGTGACGTGTAAGCCGAATTGCAGAAATAAGCTATTCGCTCAAGATGATTGAAATATCCGTCAGCCATATCAAACACGGCTTTAGCAACTTCTATGTTTATCGTAACCTCGATATATCCGTCACGTCGAAACTTACGCAATTCCTGTCCGTCCTCGTCTATCTTTGTGCAGCTGTCTCCCGAATAATTGAAGTCTTCGCCTTCTCGAGATGTAAAATTCTTCGGGATAAAAATCTTACTGAAGATAGGCATGTAGTCCTCGCCTTTTCTAAGTCCTGTTTCCGAATCAAAACGAGGAAGATGAAACTCTATTTTCTTCATTTGATTTATCACCTTCACCGTCTCGTCATAATGACTGCTATCTATACCGAAGTCAGCCAAACGCAAACGTATCGGTCCCATCTTCAACAGGTCTTCTTTCGTTATAGCTCCATTAGGACGTTCTTTGCTCAAATAGCGGTGTTCGTTCAAAAACTTAGCAAAATGATCTTGCAGTCGTCCGCTTACCAACAACATGACATCCTGTTGTATGAGGGAATAGCTTTTAGCGTATGATGTATAGTTGACGGGGGTGTTTATCCAGCGCAGTTCATTCAAAGCAAGTTGAAGCTGGCCTTCTTTATCTTCTTTTTTCGCTTTCTTTGCCATACCTACGTTTTTATTTACTTAAACCTACGTTTTTATGTACCAAAACCTACGTTTTTGTTTACCAAAACCTACGTTTTTGTTTACTTCGTATGCTATAACTCGTTGATTTTCAGTTTCTCCTTTTCCCCTTAATATAATATAATGCTAATCTATTATAATATTCATTTTTAAACGAAAAAATCCCTATCTTATAATTATATTATATTAAGAGGTTTTGGGAGTATTGATTATCAGTTAGTTATCTACGGTGATGTAAACAAATCCGTAGGTTTTGGTAAACAAATCCGTAGGTTTAAGTAAACAAATCCGTAGGTTTTGGTAAACAAATTCGTAGGTGTTATAAATCCAAAACAGCACACTTTTGTAGTGACTTGGTAAAAAGATTTAGTAGAATTTTACCTCACACATTATAAGTCTTCGTTATTTATCGCCTCACTTTTCTGAAAGTTATCCATATCGGTATACATCAAACAAACATAACATTCGTCTTTATAGCTGGATGCCTTCAACGTCTGAAGAATAAAGCCTATTCTTTTCGTTCCAGTTTTATCGAAAATATTAAACGCCAGTCCGTTTGTGTCGCCATCTTGGTCTTTGCTTGCCTCGTATTTAGCGTTGGGATATTTCTGTTGCAAACTCTCGGTTAAGTTCACGAAGGAAAGGTGAGCAGACTCCACAGTGGGATATTCCTGTATAACGGCAGCGCCAAAAACCATTTTGCTCTTGGTGTTATAATATACACAAAACATTGCGTTCTTGCCCATAAACATGCCATTAAAAATTCTGCTACCCGGTTCAGCGGCCTTCGACTCAGCCGCATTGTATGTCACATCCTTAGCCTTCAGCTTCAAGGCAAAGTTGTCTACCGTGCCATCCAAGGGTATGCCCATGAATTTCATGTGCTGCTGTGCATTTACGGCCATACATAAGCAAAGTACGAACAATACAGATATAATCTTTTTCATAACAAGTCGGTTTATATTTAATATTACTTGTTTCTATCCAAAAACTCAATCACTGCCTGTAACGCCAAATCCCTGATGGGAACACCCGTGCGCATTTTCATAAGCGTGATACGCTCATAATACTTCATCGGCACGTAAATGGTAATGCCGTTTTCAGTTTTCTTGCCCTTTGACTTGCGCATGCTATCATAACTGAACGATGGGGTTGTCGGATGATTTGCTACAGAAATTGTATCTGTAGGTGTTTCTGCACTGGGCGTTGTGGTTGTAGAAGATTTTACTGAAGTTGGAGTTTCTGCAGAGGAACCACTCGCTGCCGCTGCCTCATTCTCCTTCTTCTCCCTATTTTCTTGCCGCTGTTGTCTACCCGCCTCTAAGATACGCTCGTTCTCGTCAATAGCGTCTGAATTTTCCAGACCAAAATGCAATACTCGATTTTTCATTACTCGTGCCATACCCTATAATATATTAAAACATGAAACTGTTGATTATCTCTTTGGTGAAATGCTCATAGTCCTGCCCTACCCTACAATATGGAGCGTAAGAAAAAATATCCTCACGCATAGCCTGGGCTTCCACCATCTTCGTGTCGCGACGTGTGTAAGCGTCGAACATGTAGCCCTGATACTTCTCGCCAAGATACGCCTTAAACTCTTTTGTGGCATTAGTTTGATCGTTGCTCATTACCATCAATAAACCGCGAATATCGAGGTTTGGATTAAGGTCCTCGCGCGTTTCCTCTATCGCGTTAATAATTTCGGCTATACCCTTTGTCGCCAACACCTCAAGCTGCACGGGCAAAACTACGCTTGTGGCTGCTGTCAGTGCGTTGTATGTGAGCAATGACATGGAAGGGGGACAGTCTATCAGCACGTAGTCGAAGGCTTCCGTAACGGTCGTTACGCCCTCGTCTGCCAGTTCTGTGCCGCTCAACTCATTTAGTGGCTTTGCAAACAATTTATAAAGTGCCTTGCGTGGCACGGCTCGTTGGTTCAGAAATGGTTCAATAGAGATAAGTTGCGAAGCTGCCGGAGCAAGGTAAATGCCCTCGCGTACCTGATAGACGGGCAGATTGCTCTGTTGTACCAATGCGTCGTAGACGGTAGGCTTGCCGACATTCAAGGTCTCGCTCCATCCAAAGAGGAACGAGGCACAAGCCTGGGGGTCAAGGTCGATAATGAGCACACGCGGCAAACGTGAGTGCCCGTCGGCGTTTTTACCGAAATTTCCCTTACCGAAACGACGCAAACCTGTTGCCAAACTCTGCACTGTTGTTGTTTTCCCTACACCGCCTTTGTGATTTACAAAGGCAAGTACTTCTCTGAGTCTTTCCATATTCTTTAAGTATTTAAATGCTTATAATATCTATTCCATTATTCAGAAATATCGTGCTTTCTGTAATACGTTGCAAATTTAAGAATTATAATTCATATATGCAAACATAAATGCACATTTATTTGTTTGTTGATTTATTTGTTTATTCATTCATTCATTTGTTTGTTTATTCATTCGTTTGTTAATTTGTGTGTTTGTATATATGTTTATTTGTTTATGTATTTGTTTGTGTGTTTGTATGTTTGTGGAAACACACAAATATATATTTGTGGTTTTGTGCATTTGTGGTTTTATGATTTTGTGTAAATACACTCTCCTCATTATCAGTTCCATTCATCTCTAACAGTTATATCCACGTGCCCGTCTTCTCTCATTCTCTCGGTGCGGATTGGCAATAGGAAGTATTTTGTCTTCGTTCCCGCCTTTGTCACCGTTCCATGGGGCACAAACGTGTAATAATTGCCTGACTGATCCTCTACGCACATAATCGGCGTGCCATCCGTGCTGTGCCAATATCGCGCGTTTCTCCCTTGTCTTGCAACACCAGTGGGGTGGCGCATAACAGTTTTACCCGTGCTCGCGCTTTGGGCTGCTCTTGTTTATCCCGTCATCCAACGGCTAATTTTCGTTACTACATGAAGCAAACGTCAAACACATAGTTGCCATGGCAGCAATAAACATTCCTTTTTTCATAATAAAATAGTTTTAGTTAGTATTCTTTTTAACGGTAATGCTAATTTGATAACCGTTGTCTGTTTCTATTTACTTACTAAACGCTCCTCCTAACAACGGAAGAAAGAACACGGCAGCACCAGCGAACGAGAACAGTACTATTCCCATTGATGCCACCATCAGCACTGCCAGAACACCAGCCAACACCGTCTTCACGCTCACGCCCTTGTCTTCACTTGCCGATGTGTCCTCACGTTCCTCTCGTAGCGTCGGCTCACCTACCTGCGGATAGTTACGCTTGCGTTTCGGCTTCGGCTGTGGTATAGGTTCCGACTGTGGTATAGGTTCCGGCTCTGCTTCCGACTCCTGACTCTGATTAATATCAGGTTCTTCCTCCACCTTGCCATCTACGCACACGATAACATCACCGTGCAAACTGACCTCTATCTTGCAGCCCGGCACAAGGGCTTTCTGGTTGAAGGTCTTCTCGCTGCCACAGTTGGCATGGGCAAAACGGTGCCCGTTCATTTCCACTTCGTCAAAGTTGGCAACATACGTCACCTTACCCGTCTTCTCACCTACCGTGGTATGATGGCCGCGATATGTGGTTACGGCCTTAAATACGGGGCGAAACTTGAAAGCACAGTTATACTTTGCGTCATGGTCGGTCTGTCCGATGCGGTCGTAATAGTCGTAGTTGTCAAACTTGAATACAAGTCCGTCGGTAGGGTAGGGCAGAGTCTCACGCTTCACCTCGGCAGCACACACGATGTTCTCGATGTCCTGCTCAAGCTCAGCATCCGGCTTTTCAAGATTGAGATCCGACACGAAGCCCGAAGTCTTAAAGCCGTTACGTTCCAAGGCTTGCATCGCCGGCATGTGTCTTGTCACGCCATCAATAACGAGACGGAAGGGATGAAACTCCAGGCGCTTACACTCGTCCTTTATAGCCACTTTCTTCGCCATGATGCTATTACTCGTAGAACGGGGCGATTTGCCAGCCTTGCTATAACGGGCAAACTCCTCAAGCGAGATGATTACCTCACCTCTCACCTCCACTCGGTCATACTGGCTCCATACGTCCACATGGGCAGGTACGCCCTGCACATGTTTGATATGGTCAAGGCAGTCGTTGCCAAACAGCTCCTTACCGTGTCCGTAAGTGGCTTCTGCCAACGCCCCCTGGCGATATACCAGGCTCACGGTCTCGCCATCAAACTTCCACTCTACAGCTACCACCGTTCCCTTGCTGCTGATGTTGGCAGATCGTTGCTGTGCTCTCAGATACTTCACTACCGATTTGGCATCATGTATCTTCTTCATCGACAGGCAAGCCGTGCGACGTGCCACGGTGCGCTTGCCATTACCATTCTCGCTGTAGCACTGCTGAGTAGGCGAGTCGGGCAATACCTCGTCTGCGTGCTGCTCTTCATAATCCTGCAAAGCAAAGTACATAGCGTCATATTCCTCGTCGCTAATGGTCGGACAGTTTAGCGCAAAATATCTATAGTCGTGCATCTTTACCACGTCTACCAACGCACGATAATCGTCGAAATTCTCAATTCTTTTCATAATCTATAAAATATTAAAATGTTGTTTTTATTGTTATTTATTTCTGTTCTGGCGCTACCGCCATAATAGTTCTCATAGTCTCATTGACATAGCTGCCACCACCATGCGCCATTATCCACTCTCGCACATCGTCAGCAATGAGCAACTGCCGTTTGTTCTCCTCCATGTCGCGGATTGTACGGATTGTGTCCGTCAGGTACTTACCACCTCCGTGTGTCATAATCCACTCGTGTACGTCGTCAGTCACTACGTACTGTCTTCTATTGCCACCGATAGCAGGCCTACCTGCCGTTTTCGTCGTTTTACTGTTTTCTGCCATAGTATATAAGATTAAATATCCTTTATTTCCTCGTATGCCGACTTCACCGATGCAGTAGCATTGCGCAAAGCGTAGTATTCGTCTTCCACGTTCTTTCCGTTCTCGTCTACCAGATTATCGTCAAACTGTCTCTCAATATCTTGCAGAACGTGCAACGCCTGGCATACTTTCGTAGCAGCTTCTTTTATATGTTCCTTTAATGATGATTTTTTCATACATTCTAAATCTTTGTTAATAATACAGCCAATTTCTTTGTCCGTACCGTTTTAATTCTTATATTTACGCCTGTCTTCGGAGGATTTTTAATCGCACCTTTATGGAATAGAAAAAAAAACTTCCGTTGACAGTCAATTCTTCGGAATTGTGGATTCAAACGCTCACAAAGAGCTAATTTCTACTATCGTAGATTCGAGCCAGATGGCTCGCGTATCCCGGCTTAGGTCGGGATTTTTTATTTCCTTGGTTCCACCCAATCCCCATAATCAGGCAGCTTATCTATAACGAGACCTTTCAGATTCTTAACGCCGTGCTCCTCGCACAGCCACTCCTCCAGGTCGTCCCAATACTCCCAGTCTCTCGTCTCGCCTGTCTGCACGTTGCGCAGACGAAGGCGGACAAAGAGGTAGTCGCGTGTAACGTCTGTGATCTCGTACATCGCCTATAACATTCTTGGCAGTCCGTCAAAGATGATGGCATCCTGCCAGTCGATGGTACACCAGTCGTAGTCGGCTATCTCCTCAACGGTCTCAGGGCGTGAAGGCTCCTGCCAATCACGCATAACGAACAACTCGCCGCTCTCGTAGCCTACAGCCGCTGCCTTGCAAAAGTCGTTCTCGAACAGATACAAATGCGCTGTATCGTCAATTCTGATCTCGTTGGTAACAACGAAATCCACGTTCTCACCGCTCATATTCTTCTCAGCCTGCTTAATCAAAGCTAATACTTCGTTTCTTGTCATGTTATTTCGCTTGCCGTGTTGCGATAGGGCTAAATAGTATTATTTAAAAATTTCTCAATGCGCCAGTAGGACAAAAGAAAGTATTATACTTCTCGTCAATCTCCTTTAGGTAGTGTTCAATGCTGTCGTGAATATCAGACAACTCATTATATATACGTTGATACTCTTCGTTATACCAATCTTTGAACTCGTCGCTGTCATGGTCTTCGGGTACATCCTCGCCGTAGTCGTATATCAATCCATCCATATCGTCAAGGTCCGCCAGACTGCCAGAGACACCGAGTTCAGGGAGTCCGATCTTCTCCATCTTGTCCTCAAGCAAGGAAAAACGCTCACGAATATTACTTGCAACATCACCGCCTTTAACAATGGCATCCATACAGCAATGTAGCTCATGTCGGAGTGAACACAAACGAGAGATAAGGTCTGCCTGCTGCTCGGTCATTCCATTCTCAACAGCAATATTCTCGTTCTTGGCGTTACGAGCCGCCGCAGCCTCGCGGCGATACTCATATTGTTCTTTTGACAAATATGCCATAGACGAAGACTTAACCGTGATGTCGAGGGCTGAATAGTTTGTGATTAATTTCGCTTGTTATAACGTGTGCTCGCCGCTCTTGTAGGGTATTACAATCTCCTGCTCGTCGCCATTCTCGAAGATGTGCGTGTGGTGGAGCTTATATTCCCTATCAACATAAAACTCGCCATCAACCTCATACGTCTTACCGTCGGCTTTATACTGGAGGTTGTCACTACCGTTGTGATGCTTAGTAAGCATAACGTCTTCGATGCGGTGCTCTATAGGCGTTGTGTAGTGCTCACGGAGGTAAGCCTTCAACTCCTCGATTTGAGCCTCTGTCGGTTCGCCTGTCTCGTCAAACTCCTCGTCGTCGAAATACTCATAATAGCCGGTGCAGTTCTCTGCATCATTGATGATGTAGTCGGCTACTGTCATATAGCTCTCGCGGATTTCCTGCTCGTTGTCGTGAGCTATCGCCTTACCTTAATGTAAGTGTCTATTGATTTACGCATATCGTTTTAAGTTTAAATTAGTTATTTCCTTTTATCTGATGCAAAGGTAGTGATTATATTTGAAACTACCAAATAAATGACGCATAAATTATGCATTAATGCGTATTTAATTATTTCTTTGCATTTTCTCTGAATAATTCTGGCATTGAGTAAATCAAAATGCGCCCACAGCGCACAATTCAAAACTCAAAATTCAAAAATCAAATTGTCGCCCATCCAGGAACTCGAACCTGGTACCACGCCTTTCCGTGTTGGGCGTTGCGCTGCCGCTATCCTCGCGAACCGCAACAGCCTGAAAAAAAATACTTAGATTATGATTATGCAAGATCCCGCCGAAGGAGTCGAACCTTCGCAAAGGGCTGTGCCGAGCGCGGGATGGGGCGTTTAGTTAGAACGTCTGACGGAGGCAAGAAAACAGCGCATCAAGTCCTAAGTTATACTCTATACGCTCCTTGCTGCCAAACTCGTCGGTATCGGGCGGCGTGAGCGTAATATATTCGATGATGCGTGTCATTGCCTCACGGAGGCTTGCTTTATCCATATCTATTGTTATAACAGTCTTTTCCATTGTTTTTTTGCTTTTATTTGTTCGTAAATGCTCCTCCCAACAAAGGGAGGAAGAAAACGGCTGCTCCTAACAAGGAGAACAGCACTACACACACGCAGGCTATCGCTAAGGCTGCGATGATATATCTAATAGCCTTCCCCATGTGGCTATGGTAATAACGGCCTGTCTTGCAAGGCCTCTTTACCCTCCAATATGCCTACAGCTTCAATAAAAGGCAAGTTAGAGACCTTAATACGATATGTCATATAAGCGTCATTACACGACTTCATTATCTCTTTTATTTCTTCATTGCCCATGCTGTCGTTTACTAACTGAGCATAACGCTTCATGATATTGACGTGGAACTGCACCAACGGTGCCAACGTTCCCACGGTGTTGCCTGGTATGCAGTTGGACATACGCAAAGGCAGCTCTCCACTTGCCACCTTGTGAAATACTTGGCGGTAAACCTCGAACACGGGGCGAACCTTACGGGCGATGAAGAACTCAAGACAGGGGACGGAGAGCATGTAAATCTCTGTCGGGCGACCGTTTCTGGCTTTTCCCCCGTCTTGGGCTAAAACCCCGGAGTTTTCGCCATTTTGGGCTAAAACCTCAGAGTTTTCCCCATTTTGGGGGAAAACTTGATAATCAACGTTTTGCAGAAAAAAATCATTGCTTTGTAAAGCTCTAACCGCCTTGTCCTTTCTTGAATACACTAACGGCCACACATCATCCAGATTAACTGGAAATTCCTTGCTGTCTTTCGACAATTTTAATACTTCCTCAAAGTACGCCTTTATCTCCTGGTAGGCACTCTGTTTTGTTAGTTGTAAAATCATATTGTATATATTTTTAAATAAATGAAAATCTGCTGATTTCGCACGCACGCTATAACGAGGCGCTTACCACTTGATAGAGATTACCGTCGCCACGAACATTACCAGAACGCCGAAGCCGAGGTATTGCCAACCCGTCATAATCATCGGGTCTTCCTCGTCGGTGAAGTTGTGGCGTGTGTTGAGCCACTGGCACGCGCAAAGAGTCGCACGCTGTGCCAATCCGAAGGCTTTCGCCATGCACTGCAAAACATACATCAGGCAAAGCGTCAGGCACTTGCCTAAAGATCTTGCTACGTCCGATGCGCTCACCTGGGGCGCGGTCGGTGTTGTTGCTGTTGCTTTCATATCTTTCTAATTTTTTATAGGGTTTATAATGTAGTCGCCCGTCGAGGAGTTGAACCTCGTGCCATGCGTCAACCGTGCGGGCGGTGTGCTGTGGCTATCCTCGCGGACCGCCAACAGCCTAAAAACAAATAAATACGATTCTATAAAGTATTAAAATGTCATTTCTTCGTTAGTTCTAAGATATTTTATACTTGCCAACCTTCACGGCGTAGCCGATGTTTGTCAGCTTCGTTCGTCCGAAGGCTTTCACGTCGCTATACCATGGCGTATAAGTCAGAAATATGCTGTCATCCTTCAAGGTGCGGCCCTGTATGCCACAGCCTACACAATGACTTTGCTGCTTGTGCTTAATATAGGCTTCCTTCGCCTCTCGTAATGTCCTAAAACATTCGCCGCATAACTTATACGGCTCGTGCACGTCAAACTGATAATAATCTATTCGTGTCATAATTTTCTAATATTTTTGAATGGTCTATAATAAAGGGGTTGTTACTTGCTGTGTGACTAAGCCGGGCGATGGTGCGCCCTGGCTTGCGCTCACTGTTCCGAATGTCATTTTTTCGCGGGCTTCTGCATCATTCCCAACATAACAATTTTTGGGGGGACGGAGAGGTGGCGGCCTGCAGAGGCAGGCGCGGCGCACACGGCTGCGCCGTAGTATATCAGAAGGCGAGAAAGGGAATCAAGGGAGGCGCACCAGACGGGCAGCGGGGCGGTAGGGGAACCCGATAGCGCGGCATCCACGGCCATAAAATCGGCATCGGCGGGGATGGCGGTACGGTCCGCAGTAGGCACGTTATGGGCGAACCAATCGTGTATATTTTCGCGTAGACTGGCGGGCGCATTGTATCGCACGCCCAAGATGGTAAAAGTTCTTCTCTTATTCATAATTTTCTAATATTTTGAAAGGTCTATAATATAGGGTTCTTTTCTGAGCGTGTGCGAAATCCTCATTTTTTCGCACACGCAATAAATAGGGAGTTTATGCGGCGGCGTGCTGCTTGGGATGTGGCGTACCGAATAGGTAGCGCCATTCGTCAGGCGTGAGCGCTTCGGCGGCCCTGCGGGCGGCGGTGCTGCTCAGTCTCTGGATGGCCTCCGGCGCGCAGGATGTTTCCGCCCGTTTGCCTACGCTTTCGGGCGATATATTCGCGGCTAACGTCATAAGGTCGTACACCTCCACGCCCAAAGCGTTAAGGGCGTACAGTCTGGCGCGTAATGCGTCCAGCGGTCGCCGCCGGTGCGGTGCCCGTGATTTCGCCGACCTAGTATAACGTAGCATCTGCAGGCGTTGTGCTGTCGGTTGTGCTGTCGGTTCCCGTCAAGGCTTGATATATCGCCCATATTTCGCGAAGCTCGGCGCGCCATTCTTCGCAACATTTCGCGCGATGTATGGCCACGGTGTGCGCGTCCTTGGCTTCCTTGGTTAATTTTTCGCCGTAAAGGCGGGCGCACGCATTGCAATTGAGTGGCTGGCCGGCTTCTTTCCAGGCTGTCACGGCTTGCGGTGCGATGGCTTCGAGGTCTTCCCAGTCTTCGGCGATTCCTCCTGTATAAAGTCCGCTTTCATTCCATTCTGTCGCGCCAATTTCGCACGCGGCAAAGATAACAAAAAAAGCCTTTTTTCTGTCGCTCTCGGTGGTGTGTGTGTGCTCGTCCTGCGGCTTGTTTTCGTTGGCTGTGTCGGCTTCTTGGGCGGTCGGGGTACCAGATACCCCGAACCACTCGCGAAGCCGTGCCACGGCTTCCGGTGCTTTTGCTTGCCACTGTTGCGCCTCCTTATTCCAGGTTGCGCCGTGCGCCTTTATCTGCTTGCGGTTGCGGTATGTCGTGCGGCTGTCGCCTACCACTGCCACGCCCTCGGCTGTGTCTACCAGCTCCAGGCCTTCGGCGGGTGCCTCGTCGGTCTGTGCTGCATCCTGAGAGGGTGCGGCGGTGTCGGTGCGCTCCTCCTCGGTTGCGGTGCGCTTGGTTGGTGTCGGGTCTGTCGGCTCTGTCGGCTCTGATGGCTTGGTATAGCTGCGAAGGTTCCACGCACGGCGGGCGAGGGCTGCGGCGTTGTCGTTGTAACCGAAGGCGAAGACATCGAACACACCAACACCCAGGGCAGCGGCTACGGCCTCGGCCTCACTTGCTGTAAATGTGTAGTTGTCGTAATATCCGCGCTTGTCCATAACGCCAGCGGCTGGCACGGCTGCGCAGATGTCGGCTATAAGGGCGGCGCGCGCCTCGTCCGACATCTCGCGGATCGTCTTGATGTCGCCGCCGTTGGTGCCCATGGTCAGGCGTGCGAACTCGGAGAACTCGGTATAATAGACATCGGTGGAATCGTCCCAGCCGTTGAAGGTGTCGCGGCGGCTGCAAAACAAATCAAGATCCACGCTCTCGTTAAATTCTTCTTCGGTTGGCCCGTCGATCCATGTTAATTCAAAATCAGCACCCCAGCCACGGCGCACAGATACGGAGAACTTGACACCAGGGAAGGCAGCGGCACACATCGTCAAAATGTTAGCCTTTCGGGCGTTGTCAATCTTGCGGGCGGTGTTCTTCTTGTCCTTCTCCATGTCCTCAACGTTGCGCATGAGGTGCGACCATTTGGCGCAACGCTCACGATATGCGGCGAGGCGTGCCGCCTTCTCCTCGGCTGCCTGGCGCTCCTGCTCCTTCTGTCTTGCTTCCTCGGCTGCCTTGACGCTTGCCACCTCGTCGGCAAGCATTACGGGCCACTCGATAGGCAAATAAATATAACGGGCGTAATTGTAGCCCTCCGAATCGATTAAAAAGTATTTGCCGGACGGCGACACAACGAGGGCGCCGACGATAAAGAAAGTAGCCAATTTCTCGGGGTCGTTGTAGTAGTCGTTATCGTCTTCTTCCACATCCTCGGAACGGCAGAAGCCTTGCAGGTTGTGACGTGTTACCAGCTCGTCAGCCAGTCCGGGGCGATTAAATTCCTCATCGCTTACGTTGATTATCTGCTCAACATAGCAAAGGCGGGCGGGCTGCTCGTCGGCGTGTGTGTAATACGTTAGGTTGTGCAGCTCCTCGAATAGGCCGCGGCCTCCGTCACACTTTAAGCCGCTATTATCAGCCCAGAAGAAGCCACCAACGGCGGGCACTCCTTCGAGGCGGTCGGCTTCGCGTGCGTGCTCTGCGTACTTGGTGCGCTCGCGTGCTGCCTTCTTCTCGGCGATGATCTCGCGTGCCTTGGCCTCGGCTTGCTCGGTCGTAGTCTTGCCGAAGGTCTTAACGTATGCGGGGCGAGATACTGGCGACATGGTGCCACACCAGCCACACAGGCATAGATATTGTTCGTTGTCGCTGTAATACAGCGCGCGCTCTGCCTTGTCGGTAAATACTTTTACTAACTGCTTTGTAATTTCGTTAAATGTTGCTTTCATAATCTTGTATTTTTGTTTTGTTATTTGTTTTCGCTTGCAAAGATATAAAGATATATTTATACAAACAAATAAAACATAAAGAAATATTTATCTTTAACACTCGTTAATATAAATATATTTTTATATTATATATAGAATATGTATCTTTGCATTATCCAACAAT